GATAAAACGTTGGGTATTGGGGGTGCTGGAAGTAAAAAATCTGGAGTACCTGGAGTTACGTTGAGCAATAAAGATGTCGAAGTATTTACTACCAGAAATCTTCAAGTATTTGCAATGAATAAAGAAGATTTGGAAAAAGGTGATTTTGATAAAGCAGTATTCGTATCAAATGAAGTACCAATAGAAGAAGATTCTGAACCAGTAATAGTAAGATTCAGACCAAGACCACTTTTAGAAGATTATAAAAGAGGAACTATCGATAGATATTTTTTATTTGATATTAGAAATAGTGAAATAATAGAAGTAAGCCAGGATGATTATGTAGAATTTAGATCTTTAAGATATAAAAGATCATTCGTTATTTCATGGTATATTTTCGGTAAAGCAGATGATTTTCAAATAAAAAAATATATCTACCCTGGAGTTAGAAATAACAACATAGATGTACTAGCTCAAGCTGAATCTACCATACCCGGTATAAGTGATTATTTAGAAGATAAAATAGAATATCTTTTAGAAAGCTTAGACGATTACTCAGGAGATCCTGAGATAGTAAATTTACCTGAACCTGAAGAAGATTTAAATGATAAAGCTGAGGAAATAGAAGATTTAGGATTTGGTTCTAACACATTAGAATTACCTCAACTTCCTAAATTAGATTTAGATTTTGCAGATGATTTAGCTGGGGACTTTACAGCTGCTGATGAAATACTGGGCAACGTATCAGCATCTATAGAAGATCTGCTTGCTGAACAAGATCAGGTAACTGCTGAACAAGAATCTTTAAAGAATGAAGAAGAAGGTAGACTAAGGAAAATTGAAGAAGATCAGGAACAGCAAAAACGCAAAAATGCATTTAATGAGATACTTAATGATATGTCCGGTCAAGAAGGCAAATGGGTTCAAAATATTGTAGAAATGAGCTCAGGTGCTAAAAATAAAAGGAAAAAAAGAAGATTAGATCAAAGAAGAGATGAAGAAAAAGCAGTTCTTTTATTTAGAAGTTTATTTCATCAATTTAAATGGAAAAACGATAAAGATGAACCATACAAATTTACTCCTAAAGAAATGGTAGGATGGGTTAATGATTCTAAGTTGAATACTCGAATGAGATTAAGATTAACATCCAAAGCACTGTATGCTCAATGGACTAGAGATAATAAAACTTATTCAGGTAGAACGACTCTTAAAAGAATAACTCAAGCTAATATACAAAGAGAACTCGATATACCTGATCCTTCAAATAACTACGATGCTATAGAACTATCTGGTAGTGAACGTAGAGCTGCTTTAGCTTTATTAAGAGGTAGAGATAACAGAAAACCTGAATTAAGATCAATTATTATAAAAATATGGAAAGAACAAAAACTCGTTTATAGAGATAATGTAGGAACTTATCCCGAGGAAACCTCGGATATTAGAAACGATGTTTTAGATAGATTTAATGCTTATCGAAGACTTAATTCTTCAAATCAAACTGGTAGGTATAGTCAAAGAGCAGGAGCTGCTACTGCAGGAAGTCGAAACAATAGAGTTATAGAAGCTCCTCAATACAGAGATAATAGAGGAAATCGAAACAGAAACCTTAGAGCTACATAAAAGTTTGATAGCTATATAATTTTTCTTATATTATAAAAAAGGTTATAAGTGTTTTATATAGTAGAGCAAGAAGAAAAATTAATTAGTCTAGAGAAACTAGCTAGATTAGGAGTTTATGTAGATATTATACCTACTAATAACTACTTTCACCCTAAACTTAGCTCTACTGTTGCAATCTACCTTAGACTTTTAGGTTCTGACCATGGGTATATTATTCCTATTAATCATAGCGAAGGTTTAAACGTATCAAAAGATCGTGTCTATGCTATTTTAAAAAAAGCAAGTAAGCTATATACTTTAAATAAAAAAGAACTACTCTACCACTTTAACTTACAGGATGCTATAGATATATCACTACTTTACTCTATGGTAAAATTTGATAGATTAGAATTTACCTCGGAAAGTAATGCTTTAAATTACTTTTATAGTAAATTTAAAAGTTTTGATAAAGTAAATCAGTTAATTCCAATTTCAAAACTTTATGAAATAAGTTCAAAAAAATATGATCAAGTTAAAGAAGTTATAGGATACAGTATTCCAGAAGGATTTAATTTCTACAATAAAACCGCTACTAATGTATTTTACTTATTAGAGCAATCAGGTTTGGGAGTTTTCTACGATAACTATATTGAAATGTTCAATCCTAATAACCCTTTATACAACACTATAGATAATTCAGTATTAACTTTATACAATTTATATAATGCTACCTCCAGACCAACTAATGCTTTTAATAGCGTTAATTTCGCTGCTATTCCTAAGTCTCAACAACATAGAAAAAGCTTCAGACCTCAAAACGACTACTTTATTGAGTTTGATTTTGACGGTTATCACTTGCGTTTACTTTGTGATCAGATTGATTATGCGCTAACTAATGAGTCTGCTCATAAACAGTTAGCTAAACAGTACTTTAACAAAGAAGAAATTACAGAAGAAGAATATGATAAAGCAAAACAGATTAACTTTCATGCAATTTACGGAAAAATCCCGGAGAAATACGCTTTTCTCGAAGTGTTTACAAAAATCGATGAATTTATCAAAGGTCTATGGACCGAATACGAAACTAACGGAAGAGTCTTGGCGCCAATTAGTAATAAACCGTTCACTAAAGCGTTAAAAGACATGAATCCTCAAAAGTTAATGAACTATATCATGCAATCGTTAGAGACTTCAAGAAATATTCTTATATTAAAAGAAGTACTAAGGTATCTACAGAATAAAAAGACTAATATAGTTTTATATACTTACGATGCGTTATTATTTGATTTTGATAAAGAAGACGGTAAAGAAACCTTGGAACAAATTAAAGAGATCTTAGAAGAAGATGGAAAATACCCAGTTAAATTTAAATACTCAAAAGATCTGTGTTTATAAACAGTAAAGATATTTATATATGATACAAGAAGCTATCGTAAAAGGTTTCGATTATGATATCGATCCCATTTATTTAAATGAAGATATGAGCAATAAACTTTTCTGTACCTTTGCTACTCAAGATACTTTAGATTCAGTCCTTGAGCAAGTCAAAGAAAGGTATAAAATCATATATAACAAAATCTTTGTTCTTTATTCAAAAAGCCAAGATGAGTATATATGTACTTATAATGTGGATTTCGGCAATGTAGGGTCTTTTTTAGAAAATACTATTTTAGTACACCGTAAAAAAGAATCAAATACTCTCTATACGATTAATGCACTTAATACATTAATAAAAGAACTAAATGGAGGTGTTCTAGATACTTCTTATAGAATAAACTGGTTAGATTACCGCAACTGTATACTACTTACAAAAGGGCCAGAACTTAAAAGAGTAAACACTAAACTTTACAAGATAATAGAGTTGGAGAACTAAAAAATAGTTCTTATATTATAATAAACGTTATAAATAAATTAGTTATATGGATTTAAATGCTATACGCGCAAAGCTGGATACGTTAAATAATAGCGGCCAGCAAAGAGAGAAAACAGATTATTCAAAAATATTTTGGAAACCTGAACTAGGTAAGCAAACCGTACGTATCGTACCTTCTGCTTATGATCCTACTTTTCCGTTTAAGGAATTAAAATTTCACTACGGAGTAGGAAAGTACCCGATGGTAGCCTTATCAAACTTTGGTAAGCAAGACCCAATCGAAGAGTTCGTTAAAGAACTAAGAAAAACTAACGATAAAGATAATTGGTCTCTATCAGGTAAACTTAACCCTAAAACCAGAGTTTTTGCTCCTGTTGTTGTAAGAGGAGAAGAAGATAAAGGTGTAAGACTATGGGGCTTTGGTATTACTATCTATAAAGCATTACTTGCTTTAGCAGAAGATGAAGATATCGGAGACTTCACAGACGTTATTAACGGATGGGATATGGTGGTAGAACAAGTACAAGGTAATCCTTACCCTGAGACTACTGTTCGTATTAAACCTAAACAAACTCCTTTATCTGATAATAATGATTTAGTCGATACATGGATTAAGACTCAACCTAATCCTACTGAAGTTCATACTGAGTATGATTACGACTTTATTAAAAAACAACTACAAAGTTATTTAAACCCTGGAGCTGAGGAGACTAGTACTCCTACTGCAGGTGCTGAAACTAAGCCAGAAAGCACAAGTCCTCAAAAAACAGACTTTACTTTGGAAACAGCTACGGCTGGCAACCAAGACACAGTTAGTAAATTTGATGACTTATTTAATGAATAATGGCGAAAAATAAAGAAGTACAACAAAAAGCGACCGCTGCTGTACGCAAGTCGTTTAATTTAGGTAATTTTAAGAAAAAGAAAGGTTTTGCTAATGCTTCTGTAAAGTTTAAGGAGCAAGGGTGGATACCACTCTCTAAAGCTTTTCAAGATATTACTTCCCTACCCGGTATTCCTACCGGTCATATCACTCTCTTGCGTGGACATAGTGATACGGGCAAAACAACTGCCCTGATAGAAGCTGCGGTGAATGCTCAAAAACAGGGCATTCTCCCAGTCTTTATTGTTACTGAGATGAAATGGTCTTGGGAACATGCTAAAGAGATGGGTCTAGAGTTTAAGGAAGTAACTGATGCTAATGGTACTGTTATTGACTACGAAGGTCATTTCTTATACGCAGACAGAGGTCAACTTAATACTATTGAAGAGGTAGCGGTTTATATTGCCGATCTTATGGACGAACAAGCTAAAGGTAACTTACCTTACGATATGTGTTTCTTCTGGGATAGTATCGGTTCAGTACCTTGTGATTTATCAGTACGTTCTAATAAGAATAACAACGAATGGAATGCAGGTGCTATGTCTACTCAGTTCGGTAATAATCTTAATCAGAAGATTCTATTATCTAGAAAAGAGAACTCACCCTATACTAATACGTTAGTAGCTATTAATAAAGTATGGACTATGAAACCTGAATCGCCTATGGGTCAACCTAAGCTTCAGAACAAAGGTGGAATGTCTATGTGGTATGATGCTACTTTAGTAGTTACTTTCGGTAACATAACTAATCCAGGTACATCTAAGATTAAAGCTATTAAAGCTGGTATGCAGGTAGAGTTTGCTAAACGTACTAACGTTCAAGTAGAGAAGAATCATATCGGCGGAGTACAGTCAAGAGGTAGAATAGTAATGACACCTCATGGTTTTATAGCTGATGATAAGAGAGATATAGATAAATATAAAGATGCCCATAAAGATCACTGGTTAAAATTAGTTGGCTCAGTAGACTTCGATTTAATTGAAGAAGGAGATTTAGAGGAAACCCCGATTACTCCTAATATTCTTGATTAATGCCGTACGATAAAATTCTAAAGAATTTAAAGGAGACCCCACCCCGAGCCCTTAATGATCATATTTTGATCGTTGATGCGATGAATACCTTAATAAGGTCTTTTTCACTGCTCAAAGCGATGAACCCATCAGGTGCCCATATAGGGGGCCTGGTAGGGTTTCTTCGTTCTTTAGGGTATATAACTCGGATATTTGATCCTACTAGGGTGGTTATAGTATGGGACGGTAAAGGAGGATCTTCAAATAGAAAAAATATAGACCCTAACTATAAAGCACAGCGTGCTACTAGTAGAATTACCCATTGGGGGCTATATGATAATAAAGAAGAAGAAACCGAAGCTTTAATAGGACAATTATTTAGAACTCAAGACTACTTAGAATGCTTACCAGTACAACAATTGACTATGGAAAAGTTAGAAGCTGATGATATAATGGCTTATCTAGCTAAAAGAGCATCTAATGCGGGTAAAAAAGTTACTATAGTCTCTTCTGATAAAGATTTTTTACAGTTAGTAGATGACAATATAGAAATATATGCTCCGGTCAAGAAAAAAACTTTTACAAAAAATAATATATTTGAAGAAATAAAAGTACTACCTACAAACTTCAACCTAGTAAAAGCATTACTAGGAGATAATTCTGATAATTTACCAGGAGTCAAAGGATTAGGTATAAAAACTGTAGTAGCAGAGTTTCCTAAATTACTAACTGAAAAAACAGACTTAGATTATATATTTAAAGTTGCAGAAGAAAAATTAGAAGGTAAAAAGATATTTGCAAAAATCATACACAGCTGGGATAGAGTAGAGACTAATTTTAAATTGATGGATCTACATGATACTTCTTTAGATGATAAAGAAATAAAATATGTAGAAGATATTTTTAAAAGCAATATACCTAAATTACAGACAGGAGTATTTTTATCTCTATTAGACCAAGATAAAATAGAAGGTATTACCAAAAATACAGAAGGTTGGTTAGAAAATTTTAGAGGGTTAACTACAGTAAAATGAATTATAAGTCATTAATTTTAGGATTGATATTATTTCTTGTGGCACAGTCACTTGCATGGTTTCAAACAAACGGTCAGTTTTTAAGTTCATGGGTAAAGGATCATCCTATACTTGTTTCAGGCCTTATGGGTATTCCCGTAGGAGCATCGTATATATTTGGTACTACTTATATTGTAGAATTTTTTAACGGACAACTATGGCCGTCTAGAATTATTGCTTTTGCTACCGGTATATTTAGTTTTTATATTCTGACTTTAATTTTTATGAAAGAAGGAATAAATATTAAAACTGGTACTATATTAGTTCTGGCATCAATGATTATAATTTTACAGGTCTTTTGGAAGTATGAATAAAGCTATAATAGTTAGCGGATATTTTAACCCTCTGCATAAAGGTCATATTGAATTATTTGAAATATCTAAAGCTATAGGGGATATGCTTATAGTTATTGTAAACTCTGATTTACAGAGATTTTTAAAAGGAAGTAAGGAATTTCAGCTTGAACAAGAAAGGTTAGAAATAATCAAAGCTATAAAATATGTAGACTGGGCTATGATTTCTATAGACAAAGACAAAACTCAGAATGAAAGCATTGAAGAGGTTTACGAAATTTATAAAGATACTCATAAATTAGCATTTGCTAATGGAGGAGACCAAAATAATGATACTATCCCTGAGTCTAAAGTTTGTAGGAAATTAGGTATAGAATTAATAGAAGGTTTAGGAAATAAAATGCAATCAAGCAGTTGGTTATTAGATAAAAAATAATTATATTATAACAAAGGTTTTAAATGACATTAAAGAGTTTACAGCAGTACGGCAAGGGGTTTCAATTAAAGGTTTTAGGATCGTTACTTACTGATAAAAAGTTTCTTCTAAACGTAAGAGACGTGTTACATGATCATTACTTCGACGCCGATTCTCATAAATGGATAATCAACCAGATTTGTGAATACTTTGACAAATACCACACTAACGTTACTATGGATGTTCTTAAAGTTGAACTTCAAAAGTTAGAAAATGAAGTACTTCAAGTAGCTTTAAAAGAAGAGTTAAGAAACTCCTATCAAGCTACACAAGACGATTTAGAATATGTACAGGAAGAGTTTCAAACTTTCTGTAAGAATCAAGAAATGAAAAACGCTATACTTAACTCAGCCGATCTACTTAAAGAAGGAGACTTCGATGGTATTAGAAATCAGGTGGAAAAAGCTATGAAGGCAGGTATGGACAAAAATATGGGACATGAATATAATAAAGATATTGAAACTAGGTATAGAGTTAATTACCGTCCTACCATTCCTTCTCCTTGGCCTATTCTTAATGATGGTATTCAAGGTGGGTTCGGTCCTGGCGATCTGGGTATTGTTTTTGGTAACCCTGGTGGCGGTAAGTCATGGTGTATGGTTGCTATTGCTGCTCATGCTGTCTCTCTTGGTTATAAAGTTAATTACTATACGCTCGAGCTCGGAGAGGACTATGTGGGTAAAAGATTTGACTGCTACTTTACAGGATACTCTATTGATGAGGTTAATAAACACCGTAAGGAAGTCCAAACGTATGTAGATAATCTTAAAGGTAAATTAATAGTTAAAGAATACCCTCCTAAAGGAGCTACAGTTAATACTATTAAATCTCATATACAGAAATGTATGGATATGGAGCATAAACCTGATTTAGTAGTTATAGATTACGTAGATTATTTAAGGGCTCCTTCAAGAGGAAAAACTTTTGAAAGAAAAGACGAAATAGATGATGTGTTTATAGCTACTAAAGGATTAGCTAAAGAATTAAAAATACCAGTATTAACTCCTTCTCAGGTAAATAGAATGGGGGCTAGGGATAATGTTATTGAGGGGGATAAAGCAGCAGGTAGTTACGATAAAATGATGGTAGCAGATATTTGTTTATCTCTATCTCGTCAGAAGGAAGATAAAGTTCTTGGAACTGGAAGAGTACACGTTATGAAGAATCGTTACGGACAAGATGGAATGACTTATAACGTAAAAATGGATACTAATAATGGACATATTGAATTCGATGGTAAGGCAGATCCTGCAGACTTATTAGAGGAAACTAATAAACCTAAGTTTAATTTGTCACGTGAAACTTTATCCAAATTAATATGATTTTTTTCGGCTGAATGTTGAATATATATCATATTTATTATCGGCCCGAAGGATACTATCCAACGGGTGTTTTTGTCTAAAATATTAAAATATATAAGTATATAATATGAGTTTATTAGAAGAAAGAGTTGTGTACAAACCCTTCGAGTACCCCAAAGCATACGATTACTGGTTAAAACAACAACAAGCACACTGGTTGCATACAGAAGTTCCTATGGCACAAGACGTCACGGATTGGAAATCAAATATGAAACCTCACGAAAAAAATGTAGTAGGTCAAATTTTAAAAGGATTTGCGCAAACTGAAACTATAGTTAATGACTACTGGTCAACTTTAGTTACTAAATGGTTTAGGAAGCCGGAAGTTATAATGATGGGGACTACATTAGGGTCAAGTGAAACTATACATGCTGAAGCTTATTCATTGTTAAATGAGCAGCTAGGATTAGATGATTTTAGTGAGTTTTTAGAAGACGAAGCTACTATGGCTAAAATAGAAGCTTTGATGAACGTTAGAGATAATCACGATGGTACAGCTAACTGGCATGAAAGAGCTAAATCATTGGCTATATTCTCAGCATTTACAGAAGGAGTTAATTTATTTAGTTCTTTTGCAGTTTTATTATCTTATAAAATGAGAAACTTACTTAAAGGAGTAGGACAGATAGTAGAATGGTCTGTAAGAGATGAAAGTTTACATTCAGAAGCAGGATGTTGGTTATTTAGAACTCTTATGAAAGAACACCCAGAGTTCAAAACTAAAAAATTAATTAAGGAAATCGAGGAAGCAGCTCTTTTAGCTTCACAGTTAGAGTTTGATTTTATAGATAAAGTATTTGAAATGGGAGATCTTGAAAATTTAAGTAAAGAAGAATTAAAGAATTTTATTCGTCATAGAGTTAATACAAAAATGGCTGATTTAGGATTAAGCCCTATCATACCAGCTGATGAGATAGATAAAGGAGCATTAAAAACTATGAAATGGTTTGACGCAGTTATAGCTGGTAAGCAACAAACCGATTTCTTTGCAAATAGAGTTACTAACTATAGTAAGGGGCACATTGATTGGTCCGCTGCTTTTTAAATAGAAAGTTATGTCAGTAGTAGTAGATACCAGCAACTGGGAAGCTGGTAAGGATTACCCAGAATGGATGAACGAAGTTTCGATAGCAACTATCTCTAAAGGATATCTGTTATCTGACGAAACTCCTAAAAAAGCATATAGAAGAGTTGCTGATAGAATAGCACATAGATTAGATCGACCCGATTTAGCGAATAAATTTTTTCGTTATATGTGGAAAGGTTGGTTGAACTTAGCCTCGCCTGTACTTTCAAATACAGGAACCGATAGAGGATTGCCCATCTCTTGTTTTGGAATTGATACCCCTGATTCTATAAGAGGAATCGGCCTTACTAACGCAGAGTTAATGAGGCTGACTTCCCTCGGTGGTGGAGTAGGTGTAGGGTTATCTAAAGTTAGAGGTAGAGGTAATAAAATAGGTAAAGATGATATGGGTCAATCTGAAGGTATAGTACCTTGGGCTAAGATATACGACTCAACTATAATTGCTACTAATCAAGGAGCAGTAAGAAGAGGAGCAGCATCTGTAAACCTAGACATTAATCACCCAGATATCCATGAATTCCTAGAAATAAGACGCCCTAAAGGAGATCCTAATAGACAGTGTCTTAACCTTCATCAATGCGTTGTAGTGGATGATATCTTTATGCAAAAACTAGAGCATAGAGACGCTGAGGCAATGGAATTATGGGTAAAAATTTTAAAATCTAGAGTAGAAACAGGAGAACCTTACGTTATGTATAAGGATAATGTTAATAATGCTAATCCTCCTGCATATAAAAAGAACAATCTAGAAGTTTCGATGACGAATATATGTTCGGAAATAACTCTTCATACAGATGAAGAGCATAGTTTTATTTGTTGTTTATCAAGTGTTAATTTAACTAAATGGGATGAATGGAAAAACACGGATCTTGTCGAAACCGCCATATACTTTTTAGACGGTGTATTAGAAGAATTTTTATCAAAAACTTCTGGAAGGGATTCACTAATAAGAGCTCACAGATCCGCTAAAAAAGGTAGAGCTATTGGTTTAGGAGTACTTGGATGGCATACTTTTTTACAGAATGAAAGAATACCTTTTAATTCTATAAGAGCTACATCGTTAACTCATCAAATTTTTTCTCAAATTCGTACTCAAGCAGAAAATGCTTCAAGACAGCTTGCTGATGAATATGGAGAACCAGTATGGTGTAAAGGAACCGGTATGAGAAATACACATTTACTTGCAATAGCTCCTACAGTTTCTAATTCTACGATATCAGGAGGAGTATCCGCAGGTATCGAACCAGTACCAGCTAATGTTTATACATTTAATTCAGCAAAAGGTACTTTTATTAGAAAAAATCCTGCATTAGTTGATTATCTTGAAGAAAAAGGTGCTAATACTGAAGAAGTATGGGATGAAATAATGAGAGATAGAGGTTCTATAGCTAATTTACCTGAAGATGTAATGCCTGCTGAAGATAAACCAATATTTTTAACGTTTGCAGAAATAAATCAATTACAATTAGTCGAACAAGCAGCAGCGAGACAAAAATACATAGATCAAACTCAATCTTTAAATTTAGCTTTTGACCCCACCGACAGTCCAAAGTTTATAAACGAAGTTCACCAAACTGCTTGGAGATTAGGAATAAAAACCTTATATTATTTAAGGACCGACTCTGTCATCAATGGAGATATAGGTAGTAGAACATCTACCGATTGTCTTTCTTGTGATGGATAAAATTAATTTTAGTTATGGCAAAAAGAGATACAATTTTTATCTCTATAGCAAGTTATAGAGACAAAGAACTACTACCAACTATTGAAGACTGTTTAGAGCAGGCTGAATACCCCGATAGATTAAGATTTGGAATATGCTGGCAGCATAGTAAAGAAGATCTGTGGGACAATTTAGATTTATATAAAAATGATAAAAGATTTCATATAGTTGATGTAGACTATAAAGACTCTAAAGGAGCATGCTGGGCTAGACATCAGATTCAAAAGTTTTATGATGACGAAACTTACTCTTTACAGCTAGATTCTCATCATAGATTTATTGAGAAATGGGATGAGGAATGTATTAAGATGTACAAACTTGCAATTAAACAAGGATACCCTAAACCTTTACTAACTACTTATTTAGGTTCTTATTTTCCAGATAAAGATCCAAAGGATAGAGAAAAAAATGTATGGTACTTATGTTTTGATAGAATAGCTCCAGAAGGACCTCTTCATACTAAACCACATACATTAAATGAATGGGAAACATTAGAAGGACCTATACCTCATAGATTTTTCTCAGGTCATTTTGCTTTTACTGACGGTAAGTTTCAAGAAACCGTCTTATATGATCCAGCTCTTTATTTCCATGGTGAAGAAATTACTATGGCGGTAAGAGCTTATACTCATGGTTATGATTTACTTTGCCCCCATAAACCTCTAGCCTATCATTATTATGAAAGAAATGACGGAGTTAAGCATTGGTCTGATCACGATTTTGATTTGCGAGATAAAGTCTCATTTTCTAGAGTAAGAACTTTACTAGGAGTAGGAAAACCTAAATGTAGGCCGTGTGTATTGAAGCAATTAGAACCATATGCTTTAGGAAAAGAAAGAACTATAGTGGACTATGAACAATATGCAGGAATAGATTTTACTACTAAAAGAATACAAAAGCATACTTTAGATCATTTTTATCCTCCTAACCCAACTAACTTTGAGACAGTTGATGGATATGGCGATTCGTTTTTACATTACAATAAGTATATAGTGGACGTTCATTCGTCTCATTTTAATGAAGATGATTATGAATTTTGTGTATTATCTTTCGAAGGTGAAGAACCTGAAGATGTTATTTTTAGAGAAGACATAAAAGGTAAAAACTTATTAGATTTAATAGAAAATGCAAAAGGAGGTTTTTTACAAATTGAAAAAGACTTTTACGGTAGAGAACCATATAAACTAATTGTATGGCCTTACAGTAAAAAAAATGGTTATGTTGAAAGATTTGAACATATTTTTCCTCGGTAATAATGAGCAAAAATTCTATCATATTTTTACATTTACCAGCATATAGAGAACCTGAGCTTTTACCTACTATAAAAGATGCTCTTTCTCAAGCTAAATATCCGCAAAGATTACATTTTGGTATCTGCAGGCAGTATGAACCTTCTGACGGATTTGACGATTTAACTGAATATAAAAAGAATCCTAACTTTCATATACATGAAATGCTCGCTAAAGACGCTCAAGGTTTACCTTATGCAAGAGCTATAATAAATGAAAAGTTATTAACTAATCAAGATTACGTACTACAATTAGATTCACATCATAGGTTTGTGAAAGATTGGGATGAGACGTTAATTAATATGCATGAAGGGTTAGAAAAGAAAGGCTATAGACCTATACTTACCGGATACTTACCAGAATACAAGCCCTTTGAAGAACCTGAAGGAAGAGCAGATTGCCCATGGTTGAGTATACCTAATTGTTTCTATCCTCACGGTACTATTTTTATTCAACCTACTAAATTAGAAGGATGGGAAGATTTAACTGAACCTGTACCTTCTCGTTTTATTTGTGGTCATTTTGCTTTTGCTAGAAATAAATGGGCCAAAGAAATTAAACATGACCCAGATTTATATTTTTCTGGAGAAGAGATTAATTTAACTGTTCGAAGTTTTACTCACGGATATGATCTATTTCATCCTCATAGATTAGTTATATGGCATGCTACTATGAGAGAAGAACGGGATGGTATTTTAGTATGGGATGACCAAGCAAAGGCTGGTAATGAAATGTACTGGAAAAAGCAAGATTCTGGTAGAGCAAAGATAAGACAATTATTTAGAGTAGAAGATAATGGATTTGATTTAACTGGGTATGATTTAGGTAAAGAACGTACATTTAGAGACTATGAGATATATGCTGGTTTACATTTTAAAAACAGAGCAATGCAGCAACATACTTTGGATATGAAGTATCCTCCTAATCCTATTATAGGAGAAAATGAAGAAGAGTGGGAAGAATCTTTTTCGAAATCTCATTATCATTTAGTTAATATAGATCCTAATTTTTTCAGTAAAAAAGATTATGATTTTATATTAGTAGCTTTTGACGATAAAAATGGAAAAAGTATCGAAAGTATATTTATAGATGATAGCAGGTTATCAAAGTTTTTAGAAAATGGAACTCCTATTCACTTCGAACAAACCTTTATGAGCGTAGAGCAACCAACTAGGGTAGTATACTGGGCACATAGCAAGAGTGAAGGATGGGCAGAAAGGCAAGAATTTGAGTATAAATAATGAAGTATATACTCTACCATAATCATAATGCAACTATGTTTCAGTCTACTGTTTTGGATAGAGTGGCTAATACTATTATAGAGAAGTATCCGGAACATGAATTCGAGATTATTGATCCTCATCCTAAATATGAGAAGTTATACCCAAATTGCGGACCAGGATGTAAATACAGCAATCATCATTATCTTTATATACTTAACCCAGATACAGGTAAATACTTTCTATTTTCTTTTTGGGATAGGTTAGAAGATATAGTTAATATCGACCCTACTGTTACTGGTTGGGATACTGAGAATATAGTTGAAATATTTACCTCATGTGGAGTAACTGATTTATTTTGTCACCAATTAATTCCATCCTTAGACGAAGCATACACTCCCTGGTGTTATACTTATAATAATCCTCGATTACATGAAAGTTTAGATACATATAAAAGTATGGCTAAAAAATTTATTCCCAGTAAACCTTCTTTTAATGGTTCAGTCTATTCCTTTAGAGAATACCTTACTAAAGACAGTAGATTTAATGTAAGTTCAGATATTCTCGAAGAAGAAAAATATTATACTTGGTTAGCTTCTAATAAAATAAATTTTAATATAAATGGCGCTGGAGAGGTATGTCATAGAGATATGGAAATACTAGCTGTAAAATCAGCTCTTTTTAGAGAAAAACTTAATAGTAAATTCCATAACAACTTGATACCTGATTACCATTACATAAGCGTAGACTGTAGTGATTTAAAGCGTACTGAGCAATACGAGGGTTTATATAAAGCCAAAGCTGATAGAATTTTAGATAGATATAATGAAGTTATAAAAGATCCTGAATATTTAGAGTTTGTTGCTGATAATGGACACCAATGGTGGTTGGATAACAGTAAGATAGATAGTATAGCTAATATTTCAAAAAAATTAATTAATATAGATAAGTTAGATGAATGATTTTTATATTCTCGGTATTAATGGTTCCCATAATGGCGGTATTACAGTTGCCAAAAACGATAAGGTAGTTTTAACATTAGAGTTTGAACGTTTATTTAATGAAAAAAATGTAGGGTTAGCCCAATATAAAACAATCAAAGGCTCAGATATAGTCTTTATGATGAAGTATATTTCTAAATATATTTTAAATTATTTTGGAATTAAAAAATTTAATAAGATAGTAGCATTAAATACAGGAGTAAATTTTGGTCAAGGACAAGACCAAGAAACTTATATAGCTGAGAATTATATACCAGCCGACGAGTATATTTACGGTCATCACCATGCTGCTCATGCATTTAATGTTCTTTATACTTCTCCTCATGATAAGGCGTTGATAGTCTCATTTGATGGAGGGGGAAACGATGGATTTTTTAATGTATATTTAGGAGATAAGAAAAATAAAATAAGTGATAAGTACGATCATATAGACTTATTAGAAACAGTTAAACATCCAAATGCCGGGAGTCCTCATGTATTTTTAGACTTAGGTTTACCTTATGCATCTTTCGGAGAAGTTTTACAAGATATAAGAAGAGAAGGAGACTTATCTAACGGTATACTTGTATACCCAGGTAAAATTATGGGATTAGCTTCGTATGGTGAAGTTAGAAAAGAATGGTTAGATAGATTTATTCAGTACTATATTGGTAATGTACATCAAGGTAATAGTTATGTAGATCACATGAAAAATTTATTTGATGATTTAAAAATAGAACATAACGATACCCTTTTTCACAACCGATATGAAGAAGATAGACTTTCAGGCAAAGTAGCATACGATATTGCTGCTACTTCTCAAAAAGCATTTGAAGAAGCATTTTTAGTATTTGCTAAACCTTGGATGGAACGTTATAATGATATACCTATGTGTCTAGCGGGAGGATGTGGATTAAATATTATACTCAACACTAGACTTAAAGAAGAATTTGGTAGAGAAGTATTTGTAGGACCTGCTCCTAGTGATTGCGGAATTAGTACAGGACTATGCTTACAAGAGTTAAAACCTAAAATACCTGCTGATATTACTTATGCTGGATTACCTTTATTAGACCCTAATTCTGTTTTTGAACATATTAACGACCACTGGTGGTTTACAAGTCACGATGTAGATGAAGGTGATATAGTAGATAGTTTAGCAAAAGGAGAAATTATTGGACTTATAAAAGGCAACTCTGAACATGGACCTAGAGCTTTAGGAAATAGAAGTATATTATGTAATCCTTCTATTAAGAAAATGAAAGATATACTCAATGAAAAAGTTAAAAATAGAGAGTTTTATAGGCCTTTTGCCCCTGTTGTAAGATTAGAAGATGTTTCAGAGTATTTTGAATTTGAAGGAGAGTCAAGATGGATGACTTTTTGTCCTAAGGTAAGAACAGAATGGAGAGAAAAATTAGCAGCTATTACCCACGTTGATGGTACTGCTAGAATTCAAACTATTACTAGAGAGCAAAATACTTTCTTATACGATTTAATTTCTAAATTTAAAGATAAAACAGGCATTGGAGTTTTATTAAATACTTCATTTAATATAGCTGGTAAACCTATTACTAATACTGTTAAAGACGCAATGACTTTATTTAGAGATACAGAACTAGATAAACTGATAATTAACGACATATACTTTAAAAAATGCCAAAAAACGTTACTATAGTATCAGGGTTATGGAATATAGGTAGAGACGAAAGAAATTTCGAAAGCCATTATTTATCTAAATTCGAAGAGTTTTTACAGATAGATGCTAATATGATACTTTTCTTACCTAAAGAATTAGAAGAGTTTGTGTGGAAGCATAGAAAACCTGAAAATACTTTTATAAAAATTACTGAGTTAGAAGATTTAAAAACTAATTTATATGCTCCTCATTGGGATAAGACACAAGGTATAAGAACTAGCAAAGAATGGTTAAACATAACTGGAGAAGGAGGATGGTTAACTACAAGCCCACAAGCTACTTTAGAATACTATAACCCAGTAGTAATGTCTAAAATGTTTATGCTTCATGATGCTAGTCTTTACAATAATTTTAATACCGAGTATTTTTATTGGTTAGATGCAGGAATAACTAATACTGTTCCAAAAACTCATTTAGTCGAAAATAAAGTTTTAGATAAAGTAGCAGACTATACTGATAATTTTTTATTTTTATCGTGGCCCTATCTTAATGGAGATGAAATTCACGGATTTAAATGGAATGATATCAACCGATTTGCAGGTGCAGAAGTAGACATTGTATGTAGAGGAGGGTTTTTTGGAGGACATAAAGAAGCAATAAGTGAAGCAAATTCAACTTATTATTCTTACTTGAGTGATAGCTTGAGTGAAGGTCTAATGGGTACTGAAGAAAGTATTTTTGCTATAATGGCCGTTTCTGAACCAGCAAGATATAGGAGATATCAACTAGATGATAATGGATTAATTTTAAAATTTACTCAAGCAATTTTAGATGATAATGTAAAATTAGTTCCTATAGAAAGTAACGTTAAACCTGAAATAATAATTAGTCAAAAACAACTTGACAGCATAAAAACTAATTTATATATACTTACTTTTAATTTTCCAGAACAACTCCTTCATACTATTGAATCAATGAAAAAAACTCCTGAATGGTTAGAAAAACCTTTCAAGGTATTATTAGACAATTCTATTGATAAAAATGCTCAAGAAGAAAATAAAAAAATTGCTGATGAATATAATTTCGAGTATATCTGGTTAGAAGGTAATAAAGGAATATGTGGAGGAAGACAAGCAGCAGCTGAACACTTCGATAAATCAGATGCCGATTATTATTTTTTCTTTGAAGATGATATGACTTCTAACCCTCCTGAATTAGAAGGAAAATTCTGTAGAAATGGTTTAAGAAAATATATTCCTAATTTGTATACTTTACTACATAAAATAATGCTTACTGATAATTTAGATTTTTTAAAACTATCTTTTACAGAAGTATACTGGGATAATGATATTCAGACTAGTTGGTATAACGTACCTCAAGGTGTAAGAAATAAATTTTTTCCTGGTAATACTCAATTACCAAAAGGAGGAAAATCTAATAACGCTCCTAGAACTATTTTTAACAATATAAAAAATATAGATGGGTTAACTTATATAGATGGTGAAGTAACTTATACTAATTGGCCTATGATTATGTCAAAAGAAGGTAATAAAAAAGTTTTTTTAGAAATAAAATGGCAACATCCTTATGAACAGACTTGGATGTCTCATGTATTTCAGAAACAAAAAGAAGATTATATTAAAGCAGGAGTACTATTAGCTTCACCTATTTGGCATGATAGAATAAAGTACTATAAACCTGAAGAAAGAAGAGAAAATGCAGGTTAAAAAGTTGGGATTTAGCGGTACTTTTCTTATATTATAGTATAATAATAAACATATGTCAAAATCTTCTACTAAACAAAAAGTAATACAATTAAAAGAGTGGTTAAAAGCTATGAAATTCGGAGGCAACGATTCTAAAAAACCACGCAAATTTTCAAAAGCGGATCATTATAAAAAAGCAAACAATAGATATGGCGGCAAAAAAGATAATTAAATTTTATGCTTCATGGTGTGGGCCATGCAAAGTTTATAGCAAAACGTGGGATAAAACTATCCCTAGCTATTCAGATCAAGTAGATTTTTTAGATATTGATATAGATAAAGATACTTCTGGATTAGCTAATAAATATAAAGTAGATACTGTACCAACTACTATTCTTATAAGAGAAGACGGTTCTAGTAAAGCGCTAGAAGGAAGATTAAACCAAACAGAATTAACTGAACTAATACTATCATAATGTTAAGAAATCCTAATTCAATACCTGCAACTGATACTATAATAGAAGATCCTGTTATGGAACCTTTTTTTATTACCCGTTCTCCTAATAATGGATATACAGTATATGAAAGAGTAATCAAAGGAGAAAAAGATACTGAATATATTAAAAATATAAGCTACCCTTCAAACTTTGGTAACGCATTAAGAACTATAGCTAGAGAAAAACTAAACGTAGAAGGTAAAACTTACGATTTAAAAAGTTATGTTGATCGTTGGGAATCTGTAAAAGAATCCTTAACTTCAATATTAGAATAGCGTTAGCCTATACGCTCAATAATACCTGGCAAAATTTAATTATTATATAAAATGGCGAAAAATGTCGTAGTTAGTCTTTCAGGAGGGATGGACTCCTCAACTCTATTACTTAGATGTTTATCTGAGTATGATAATGTAACTGCTTTATCTTTTGATTATGGTCAGAAGCATAGAGTAGAGCTCGAAAGAGCTCAATCATTAGTAGATTATTTAAATGCTAATGGTCAGAATATTAAATATCAAGTTATTAAACTTGACGGATTAGTTAATCTTCTTAACTCAGCATTAGTAACTGGAGGAGATGATGTACCGGAAGGTCATTATGAAGAAGATAATATGAAAGCTACTGTAGTACCCAATAGAAATAAAATATTTGCTTCTATAGTTCAAGCAGTTGCTTTGTCTGAAGCTAATGCAAATGGTTTAGAGACTGATATTGCTCTAGGTATACATGCAGGAGATCATGCAATATATCCAGACTGTAGACAGGAGTTTAGAGATGCTGATGATTATGCCTTTAGATTAGGTAACTGGGATGCAGATAAAGTAAATTATGCTACTCCTTACTTAGATACTGATAAACTTGGAATTTTAAAAGATGGACAAAGATTGGTTAACGAGCTCGGAATTGAGTTTGATGAAGTTTACAAACGTACTAATACTTCTTACAAGCCCTATCCTAGCGGTAATAGCGACTATAAATCAGCATCATCTGTTGAAAGGATTGAAGCATTCATCAACTTGGGTGTGGATGACCCTGTACAATATGAGGATGAAACTGGAGAAGTTGAATATAGTGTTGCGAAAGCACATGTCGAAAAACTATTAGCACAATATGCGTAAGTTTTTACTTTTTATATCATTAGTAGTATCTTCTCTTACCTTCGGGCAAGAGGAGGTACCCTATGATGCACTAGGTGCATGGTATAACTTAGATGGGGAAGTATTGGTAATTAGTAGAAAGGCTGAGAAAGTAGTATTTGTAAGAAAAAGTGCAACTAAAGTATTAGCCACTGGTGAAATTACAATGGATAACGGAGATATGCATATTAATAGATATGATACTGAAGATGCATATAGATTAGGTTTATTTATTGGTAACGAAACGATGGTTATTAATAAACCAAACTCAGTTAGAGCATGGCTTTGGACTAGAATACAGTGAAGTTAGTATGGACTTATAGCGATAGATTTAAAAAAGGAAGTTGGAATAAAAATACTTTAGCTTCTCATAAATATATACAGTTTTTATTTAAAAAATCTATTAAAGAAGCTCCGAGTTTATACGAAAAGGTAGTATTTACAGACGTATACAATTTTCCTCTTTTTCAAGACTTAAATGTAAAGCTGATACCAGCTCCTAAAAAAGAATTTATTTTTTTAGACGATTTAAAGTTTGACGCCGCTGAGACTATCGACGGTGAATTTATTATTACCGATGGTGATCTTTTTATTAAAAAAGAATTAAAGGTACCCTCTGATTTTAAAATAGGTTTTGAATGTAAACTAGAATGCGAAAATACTTTTAAAATGAAACTCTTAATGCAAAAAGAGGGTATAGATAATGAATTAAACTATTGGAAAGGAAAAAGTAAATTTATTAATAATTTAGGTTTGATGTACTTTAATGACGATTCTTTAAAAAATAAACTCATCAAAGAATATAGAAATACTCAATTATTTTTTTCCTCATTTATAGATAAAAAATATAAAATAAATAAAAGGGAAGTTCTATTTGGCTCAGCCGGGTGTTGTATGTTTACTTATCAATTTTTAGATAGTATAGATATTACTCCTTTTTATTTTTTAGATAATAATTTTAATAACTTTGATCATTTAGGAGGACCTAGAAAGTTGGAATTATTAGATCAGTTTAGTAACTTAAAAGATACCCGTCCTTTTATATGAAAGAAGTTACCGTCGTATTAACAAGCTGTGGTAGATTAGACTTACTAACTAGAACTATAGAAAGTTTTAACAAATTTAATACTTACCCTATAACTAAGTTTTTATTAATAGATGATAGTGGAGATAAAAAATTTAAAGAAGAAGCAAATAAAATTTTAAGTTCATTATTAAAAGAGTATGATTATAGTTTAATTTTTAATAAAAAAAGACAAGGTCAAATAAAAAGTATAGATTATGCTTATAATTTAGTTGAGACCCAGTATATTTTTCACTTGGAGGACGATTGGAAATTTTACCAGTCATATTTCATAGAACATTCATTTAAATTGATGGATGTAGACTCTAAATTGATTACAGTCTGGTTAAGAGAACTAAATGATACTATGGATCACCCAGTAGGAAAAGACTATAAGTTTGTTACTTATTTAGAAGATAATCAACCGCTTTTTGTTAGCAAATTCTTTTATCTCGAAGATTTTAAAGGGTGGTCTGGTTTTACTTTTAATCCTGGACTGCGTAGATATAAAGATTATAAAACTATAAGTCCTTTTACTAAACATATATCAGATAAATTAGTTAATATTCCGGAATCTCTTTTAGAAATAGAACTTGCAATAAGTAAAAAATATGGAGACTTAGGATTCAAAGCTGCTATTTTTGAGAATGGTTATGTAAGACATATAGGATGGGAAAATACTACTAAATTAAAATCAACAATATAACATTAACAATGTTACATCAGAAAGTTTTATTTAATTCATTAGAGATTGATAAAATACGAGGGTATGTTACTAACTTGCAAGATAGAGTAATCGGTACATACCATCCTGATGTTAACGATGCAATTCACGATCCGCAAGGAGGACATAATTTAGCTGAGCATCTACCATGGACTTCAGATATTAAATACGATTGGATTAATAAAAGGATAATGGATTGGGTTAATGAGTTAAATTTACCAATCGTAAGTTTAGGATGGGAATTTATTATTCAAAAATATACAAAAGGATTAGAATTTAAGCCGCATATAGATGATGTACTTTCTAAGGATAAAAAAACCATAAAGAGAGCAAGACATTATACAGTCCTAATACAATTTAGTTCAACAGATGAGTATAAAGGAGGAGAATTATGGGTACACGATGAAAATGATATTAAAATAAGTCAAGAAATTGGAAATGTAACTATATTTAGTCAAGGTAAACTACATTGGGTAACTCCTATAACTTTAGGAGAGCGATGGAGTTGCACTATTTTTATAGAAGCTAATTCACTTAAGAAAAAAACTATATAATATGATATACTGGTTTATAGGCCAACCTGGATCTGGCAAAACAGTTTTAGCTGATAAGTTAAAAGAAGAAGTTTTACCTCACGCTTATAGAATAGATGGCGATGAGATGAGACTGCTATTTGATAACAAAGATTATTCTATGAAAGGCAGAATAGCTAATATAGATGCAGCTCAGAAAATAGCACTTTATTTACATAATCAAGGCAAAGACGTTATTGTATCATTAGTAACTCCTTATTTAGACCAAAGAGAAGAGTTTAAAGACGGTAAATGGTTTATGTGGGAGTTTTACTGTTATTATGATAAAAGCTATAAAACTAGAGGAAGAGAACATTATCACGTTTTAAATTTTCAAAAACCTATAATAGATTATTTAGAAGTAGATACTACTTTAGACAGCGAAGATGAATCATTAAAAAAAATAAAAAAATATATTGGATAAGAAAAACACATACTTCGTTGATATTGACGGAACGATATTTATATATAGAAAGTTTGAAACCTATGAAACTTCTGAAGCCCAGGTTATTAAGAGTACTAAACAGTACTTACAGCAGGTTAATGACGAAGGTCATATGATTATACTTACTACAGCTCGTCCGGAATATTTAAGAGAGCATACTGAACATGAATTAGCTAAAAATGGTGTACCTTACCACAAATTAATAATGCAAATTGAAAGAGGACCTAGATATCTTATAAATGATATGGACCCTAAAAAACCTGGCGATCGAGCAATTGCAATAAATGTAAAAAGAGATGAAGGCATATAGTTTATTTATAGGAAGGTGGCAACCATGGCATGAAGGCCATAGATGGTTGATCGACCAAAGATTAAAAGAAGGTAAGAACGTATGGGTAGCTATTAGAGATGTAGAACCTAACGAAAAACAGCCTTGGACTCCTCATGAAGTTCTTATGAACCTATCTGAAGAGTTAAAAGACCTTTTAGAAGAAGGTAGAATAAAAATCACAATAGTACCAGATATCGAATCTATTAATTACGGTAGAGGTGTGGGTTATGAAGTTATAGAGCATGTACCCCCTCAAGATATAAAAGAAATATCTGCTACTAAAATTAGAGAACAGATGAGAAAAAATGGCACAATTATTAACAGAGAATAATGATAGGTACTTTTGATAAATTTATTTTGTCTGAACCTGAATGTAGAAAAATTAAAAATCTTTATGAATCTAAAATTTTTTTACAGGAGAGTAATATTAGAAAGCAAAAAAACTATCATGAAATAGATACTAATTCATGGCTATATAACTTAATAGATGATTTTATTAAAAAAAATATAGGTAAAAAGTATTCTCTATTAGAAAGAGTTACTATATTGAAGTATGAACAAGGGGACTTTTTTTTAAAACATACGGACGGTATATGGAATAATACTCTATCCAAAGAACTTCCATTTCATTTTTACGGGGGTGTAGAATTAAGTGAGAAAAAAGAGTTTGAAGGTGGAGAATTTTTTATAAAAGACAAAAAAGTAGACTATCTTAAAGGTAGATTATATACTCACGGTTTTGATGATTCTCATGGAGTAGAAGAAGTAAAAAAAGGTAAAAGATGGAGCTTACATTTTTTAATCACTGACTATAAAACTAAGCATTTAATTTAATAATATGAGTAGTATAAAAAAAACGTTAGTAAAAACTTTTATATGGAGAATTATAGCTACTTCAATTACTATATTTACAGGATGGGCAGTTTCAGGTGATTGGAAATTTGGATTAGCAGTAGGAAGTATAGACACGGTATTAAAAACCATAGGATACTTCAGTTACGAAAGAATCTGGATAAAATTTTACAAATGATTAAATTAGGGATATCAGCTTTTTACCACGACTCGGCTGCTGCACTAATTATAGATAATAAAGTAGTAGCTGCTGCAGAAGAAGAGAGATTTACAGGGATTAAACATGATAGTAGTTTTCCTAAAAATGCTATACGATATGTACTTTCAGAAGCTGGTAAAACTATTTATGATATAAATGAGGTATATTGGTATGAAAATCCAGAAAAAAAAGATAGCAGAGTCCGCACTACGTTTGCTAAAAAACCCTTCAAAACGTTTTTTCTTAACAGGAAGTATAAAAAATTCAAAAAGTCCCAAAATCCGAAAGATATTCTCGAATCTATGGGCTACACCGGCAAAATCTATTTTAACGATCATCATGATAGTCACGCTGCTTACTCTTATTACACTAGTGATTATAGTAATTCAGCAATACTCACTGTCGACGGTGTTGGAGAGTGGGAAACAACTACTATCTCCCACGGTAGAGGTAATAAAATAGAGAAAAAAATATCTATAGATTTTCCTAACTCTTTAGGAATGCTATATTCAACTATTACTGCATATTTAGGATTTAAACCTAATGAAGGTGAATATAAAGTAATGGGACTTGCTCCATACGGTGATAGTAGAGTATATTTTACTGAATTATTATCTGTGTTTGAAAATACTTCTAACAAATTTACTATAAATCAAAAATACTTTACCTGGGAATATTCAGATAAGATAATGTTTAACAGACGTTTATGCAAATTACTTAATTTACCCCCTAGACTCCCTGAAGAAAAAGTTACTCAAGATCATAAAAATTTAGCTGCAGCTTTACAAAAACTTTACGAATATCAATTTTTAAAGTTAGTAAAAACAGCTAAAAATATTACAGGTTCTGATAACTTATGCATATCAGGAGGTTGTGCTTATAATGGTAAAGCTAACAGTTTAGCATATAAGTTTTTTAAGTCAATTTATATACCTTTTGCTCCTTCAGATGCAGGGTCAGCAATAGGAGCTTGTTTAAATAGTAAAATAAAAATTGATCCATACTTAGGACCTGAATTTTCAGATAAAGTTGTTAAGAGTGTAGTTAATAAGTATAAACCAAATCTTTATATTTTTAAACTTAATGAAAATGCTCTTATTAATAAGGTTGCTAAATTAATAAATGGTGGGAATATAATTGCATGGTTCCAAGGCAGGATGGAGGTCGGAGCAAGAGCTTTAGGCAATAGAAGTATACTAGCTAACCCTAGAGATCCATCAATGAGAGAAAAATTAAATTTAGTTATAAAGAAAAGAGAAGGATTTCGACCCTTTGCCCCTGCTATTACTGAAGAAAGATTTTATCAATTTTTTGATTCTGAAGAGATATCACCATATATGTCTAAAGTAATGAAAAGTAAAACTAAACTTATTCCTTCGGCTACCCATATAGATAATACATGTAGAGTTCAGACAGTTTCAAAAAAGCAAAACGAAAAATTTCATAAACTTATTACTCAAATTGGAAGTCAATCAGGAATACCTGTAGTTTTAAATACATCATTTAATCTTAAAGATCAGACTATAACATTAACTCCTGAACAAGCTATTAAGAGATATTTAAATTCAAATATAGACTTTTTAGTAATCAATAACTTTTTAATACAAAAAAAATGAAAATAATAAAATGGATAAAGTCTAAAATTGCTGAATATAAAAGAAATAAAATATATAAAAAAAAGCTAGCTGAATTAAAAAAGAGAGATCCTTTTACTTATAAAAATTTTTAAGTATGAATAGCTTAGATAATGATTATCAGAAACTTCTTAGAAGAGTTCTTGCTGTGGGTGTAAATAAAACCGATAGAACAGGCACTGGTACTAAATCTATATTCGGATCATCAATCAGACATGATATGTCAGAAGGCTTTCCTATCTTAACCACTAAGAAGGTTGCTTTCAAGACTATGGTTACTGAGTTAAAATGGTTCCTTAGAGGAGATACTAATATAAAGTACCTTCAAGATAACAATTGCAAGATATGGGATGGTGATTACGAAAAGTCTGGTAGAACAGATGGAGATTTAGGACCTATCTACGGTAAGCAATGGAGAGATATAAACGGTATTGATCAGCTAGAGAACCTTATTACAGGTATTATTAGTAATCCAGATGGTAGAAGACATTTAGTTGATAGTTGGAATGTAGAAGATTTAGATAAGATGACTCTTCCTCCTTGCCATTATTCATTCCAATGTTATGTAGCAGATGGTAAGCTCTCTCTTATGTGGAATCAAAGAAGTGCTGACCTATTCTTAGGAGTACCGTTTAATATTAGTAGTTACGGTCTGTTACTGTTATTACTATGTAAAGAGACTAGATTAGAGCCTGGAGAGTTGATAGGAAACTTTGGTGATGTTCATCTATATTCTAATCATTTAGATCAAGCAGAGGAACAAATAGGTAGATATTCTTACGACCTTCCGGAAGCTAAGCTTAGTTGCTATGATATATATAGAGGAGATTTCGATGTAGAACTTATTAATTATGAATCTCACCCTATAATCAAAGCATCTTTATCAAATTAAAAGTTGGCTATTAAAATATTTTTTATTATATTTATTAATATGACTATAGTGTCGTAGCACCACTTTAAAAACACGAAAAATGGTAAATTTAAATTTAAAAGAAATCGAGGATGACCTCTATGACGTTGATTCTCGCAAATTAAGGAACGAAGAGTATCTCTACAGTAGACGTTCTAAAGCTAAAAGTCCTTCACAACCTACAAATCACCCAGATGCTAAAAAGCATCAAATAGTATCTTTTATTAAGTCTGGAGTTAGAATAGCAGGGTACGTATTATTAGCTGCCGATATGTTGGTAGCCTGCGCAGTAGTTCTTATATTATCAGAAGTAGTAGGTATCTACGAAGAACTGGTATAATGGGAAAATTTACATCAACGAAAGTATTTGACGGTTTCTCGACTGTATTCCGTCAATGGAAAGCCGAAACTACTCACTGTAGGTATTTACATGGGTATGGTATATCATTTAAATTATGGTTTGAAGGAGATTTGGATGAACGTAACTGGGTATGGGACTTCGGAGGTATGAAAAGAGCTAAAGGTACTATAGACGGTATGTCTCCTAAAGCATGGTTTGATTACATGTTTGATCATACTTTTGTAGTAGCCGAAGATGATCCTTTTAAAGAATCTTTTCTTAAAATGAATGAAGCAGGTGTAGCTCAAGTAAGAATAGTACCTGCTACAGGAGCTGAAAGATTTTCTCAATTTATTTACGATAAAGTAAATCCCTTTATAAAAGAAGAAACTCAAGGTAGAGTAAAAATATCAAAAGTAGAATTTAGAGAACACGGTAAAAACTCAGCAATATATGAGCCTAGGTAGAATAGAAGACTACAATAAAAATTTACCAATAGTAGAAGTATATACTGCAGTACAATCGGAAGGTTCAAGACAAGGTTTTCCTACTATTGTTATTAGAACTACTGGTTGCACTCATAGGTGTTACTTCGGTGAAGGTGGCTGGTGTGATAGCTGGTATACAAGTATTCATCCAGAAAAAGGTAAGTTTAATTTTAATGACATTATTAAAGCATATGATGATAATCCTCATATATCAGAAATGATGTTAACTGGTGGTTCTCCTACTATGCATGGTAAACTTGTAAATGAACTTACACATTTTGCTAATGAAAGAGATATCTTTATTACAATAGAGAATGAAGGTAGTCATTTTTTACCTACTGACTATCCTATAGATTTACTTTCTATTAGTCCTAAGTTTAGTAACTCTATTCCTCAACTAGGAGTAGAAACTCCTCAAGGTAAGATTGTAGATGAAAAAATGATTAAACAGCATAATAAGTTTAGACTTAATAAAGATGCTATAAAAAAGTCAATAGAGTATCATAAGGATTATCATATTAAACCTGTATTAGATAAAGATTTAAGGATTTATGGTGAAGTTTATAAATTCTTAGAAGAGTTAGAGATACCTAATGAAAAAGTTTGGTGTATGCCTGCAGGTGATGATAGAGAATCTTTAATGGAAAGCTACCCAGTTGTTATGGACTTTGTTAGAGATAAAGGATATAGATTTACTGGTAGAGCACATATTATGGCGTTTAATACTGAAAGAGAAGTATAAATGGAAGATACGTGGAACGAAATAGAAGAGCATCTATCAGTTATACACGGTAATTTAGGTATATGCTGTCAGGAGTATTGCGATGCCCCTAATGCAATATACAGTTTAGAAAAATTAACAGAATTATTAATAAAAATTAGAGAAAAAGATGGCACAATACACGGTGATTAAAATGCTTAAGAAGGAATTCGAAGCAAACAGAGAAAAAGCTTTACTCACACTAGAGTTACTAACTCAACATCCTGCTGGTATTGGTGATCACTCTACAGAGGATTTCTATAAAAATGCAACTGAAGCTATTGTAGCTTTGGCCGAGGCTGAAGACGTATTAGAGACCATAGAAAGACATTTTGCAGAATGAAACTACCAGTAATAAGAAAATTAAGTGAGTTCTCGTTAACTGAAATCAATAACTCAATTAAGTTATTAGAATCTATAACAGATTCAAGAGGAATTACTGAAAATGAGCTTGATGCATTAGGAGAAATTTTATCTAATCTTTATGGAGCTCAAAACGTAAGAGAGTCTGTAATGAGAGGTTTAAAAAGAACTGATGCATTAAATAATTTTATGAAACGTGTAACATCAGTAGGTAAATGAGTTATATTATAGGTAAACCATGTGAAGCAACTTGTGATACTGCCTGTGTAGCAGTTTGCCCAGTTAACTGTATACATGGTCCTATAGATATTGATGGAGCAGGTCAAGAAGTATCAGGTATGGAAATAGGTCCTACCGATATGCTTTACATCAATCCAGACGAATGTATTGACTGTGGAGCTTGTTTGCCGGAATGTCCAGTTGAAGCTATTTATGATAGTGAAGAAGAGGCTATTGAAAAAGATGGTACTGACACATACGTAAAGAGAAATTATAACTTTTTTGGCTTACAATATAATGTATAAGTATAAAGCAAAATTAGTAAGGGTTGTAGACGGCGACACTGCCGATGTTATGATAGACCTTGGGTTTAACGTTTGGACTAAACAAAGATTAAGGTTCAAAGGAGTTGATACTTGGGAAAAAAGAACTCGAGATAAAGAAGAAAAAATAAGAGGTCTAGCTGCTACTGCATTTACTACAGAATATTTAGAAAAAAATAATGGACTGTTTACTATTCAATCATATGGAGTGGGTAAATATGGAAGAGTATTAGCAGAAATTTTTATAGAAGGAGAAAAGAAATCTCTAAATGAGTTATTATTAGAAAATGGCCACGCTTATGTCTACGATGGTGGCAAGAAAAAAGTATTTCAAGGATGACAAAACCAGAAATAGTTCAACTTATAGAAGAAAAGCTACAAAAAGTTGAATGTTCGAATTCATTTCCTTACATTATTGATGAAAGGATATGGACAACTACTGTAGCCTAAAATGTTATGTTAATGTTTAACCTTAATTTAATCTAAATCAACGAAAATGAGAAAACTCGTTACAGTGCTGTTAATGTTTTTAGCAGTTGGAGCTTACGCTCAAGAAACGAGTACTGATTCTAAGACCATCTTAGATGTAAACTTAGAAGAAGTTGTTGTATCGTCTAGAGTTATTGATGTCGCAAAAGAAAGAGAGACACCAATTGCAGTTAGTACGATCTCAGCACAAGAAGTACTCCTTAAAGTAGGAAACCAAGAGTTTCCAGAAATTATGAACAAGACACCTGGAGTGTATGCTACTAAACAAGGAGGAGGATACGGTGATAGTCGTATTTCTTTAAGAGGTTTCGATCAGCGTAATACTTCTTTCCTTATTAACGGTCAACCCGTTAATGATATGGAAAATGGTTGGGTTTATTGGTCAAACTGGCAAGGATTGACAGACGTGACGTCTAGCATCCAAATCCAACGTGGTCTTGGTGCCACATCGTTAGCAGTTCCTTCAGTCGGTGGAACTGTTTCTATTTTCACTAAGAGTGCAGAGAAAGCTCAAGGTGGGTCTATTACTCAAATGGTAGGTAACGACGGTTACATTAAAACAACCGCTCTTTACAATACTGGAGTAAATGACAAAGGATGGTCTTCTTCTTATTTATTGACTAAATGGTCTGGTAACGGATATATTTACAATACTTCAGGAGCTGGTTGGACTTATTTTGCATCTGTTGGTTACACACCAGAAGGTTCAAAACATAGCCTAAACTTATCAGTTTTAGGTGCTGGACAATGGCATCATCAAAGAGATGTTTGGGTATCTATTAGAGATTACCAGAACTTTGGTAAAGCCGGTATTGATCAGAGATGGAATACTAACGGTGGAACGTTAAATGGTAGTGAGTATAACTTACGTAGAAACTTCTACAATAAACCTCTTGCTACTCTAAACTGGGATTGGGATATTTCAGAAAACGTTCAATTAAATACATCTGTATACGGTTCAGCCGGAAGAGGTGGAGGAACAGGTCCTAGAGGTAGAAACTATTATGAAGGATCTATCGATATGTTACCTTTCCGTAAGGATCTAACAGAACACTACCTAGAAGATGGTAAAGGAACTAGAAATGCTGATGGTACTATTAACTATGACGCAGTAGTTGCTCATAACTCACAATACGAAGTAGGGTCTCATAATGATAAAGATTACGCTAGAAACGTATTAGTACGAAGAGCATCTATGAACTCTCATAACTGGATTGGAGCTATCTCTAAGCTTAATATCCAGAAAGGTAGTATGAGATATTCATTAGGATTAGATCTTAGGGATTACACAGGTTATCACTACAGAGCAATGAATGATCTATTAGGTCTTAATCAATATGCTTCTACTGGTAACCAAAACTTAAGTACTCAACTATATAATTCATCTGATTTAATATCAGCTAACCCATTTAGAGGTACTAATATTGGTGATAATGAAGCAAAGATTGCTTATTATAATATTGGATTTGTAAAATGGGCTGGATTTAACGGATTAGTAGAATATGCTGGTGATAAGATTACTGCAGTACTACAAGCCGGAGCATCTAACCAACAGTTCCAAAGAGAAGATAGATTTGCAAACGTAGATAATCCTATTTCTGATAAAGCTAACTTAGGTGGTGGATATCTTAAAGGAGGATTAAACTATAACTTTACTGAAAAATCTAACGTATTTGTAAACGCTGGATTTATTGACCGTCAGCCTTTATTTGACGCAGTATTCCCTAACTTTGGAAATGACGTTAATCCAGACCTACAAAATGAACGTATCGAATCATTTGAGATTGGGTATGGTTATATAGGTAAGAGATTAAGACTAAATGTTAATGCATATAACACTAACTGGGGTAATAGATTTGTTTCTAGAAGTTTATCTAACCAACAAGGTGTAGATGGTACAGCTCAGTTTAGAAATATTGATGTAACACATAAAGGTTTCGAAGCTGAAGGTACTTACACAGTAGGAGGTACTAAGCTTAGAGGTATGCTATCTATTGGGGATTGGACTTATACTAAAGACTTTGAAGCAGAGTTATTTGATGAGAATCAACAATCTATCGGTACTGGTAAACTTTACTTAAAAGGAGCTAAAGTAGGAGATGCTGCACAAACTACAGCATTATTAGGTATTGATCAGAAGATTGGGTCGAACATTAGAGTTGATCTAGATTACAGATTTGTAGATAACCTATACGCTGACTATAGTATTACTGATTCAGCTTTTACTTCTCCTGATAATGATGGAGCGTTAAAACTACCTTCATTCGGTTTATTAGATTTAGGAGCTACATTTTATGCTAATAATGGATGGTCGTTAAGAGCGAATATTAATAACTTATTAGATGAAACTTATATTGCAGAGTCTAATAGTAATATTCATACAGATGCTGATTCCACTACTTGGAACGGTGTTGATGTTAGAAATAGTGTTTGGTTCGGCTTCGGTAGAACTTGGAACGTTTCTCTCAAATATAAATTTTAATTAAAGGGGGCTTCGGCCCCTTTTTTTTTCTTATATGGATTGGGATATAGTATTTACGTTTATAATAGTAGGAACGGTTTTATTCTTCTATCAATTTGGACAAGATATTTTTGAGAAAAGTAAAATGTTCAAACGTCATAAAGCTAAAGGAGAAGATAGATGGAAATGGGCAACTACCCCGCCTTATTTTACTTTTAAAAAAATTTTATATTGGGTATTTCTAGCTATAGTTTTAACAGTTACCCTATACTTAGGGTTTAAAATAGAAACAGAATTTTAAATGAAAAAATTAAATTTTGCAGATTGGGTAGGAATGGGTTTTATTATTATAATGATAATAGTATTTCTTCTTATACCTTCTCCCGCCAAAGCAGATTGGGGTAAAACAGGACATAGGGTTATAGGACAAATAGCACAAGATAACTTAACTCCCAAAGCCCAAAAAGAAATATCAGATTTACTATACGGCGAAACATTAGCTACAGTTAGTACATGGGCAGACGAGATTAGATCTGACTCTTCTTATGACAGTTACAAAGTATGGCATTACGTTAATATGCCTTTAGATAAAAAATATGAAGAAGTAGAACATACTCAAGACAATGTAGTTATAGGTATTCAAAAATGTATAGCAGTTTTAAAAGATAATTCAGCAAGTAAAGAAGAAAAAATTTTTCATTTACGATTTTTAGTACATTTAGTTGGTGATATTCATCAACCTTTACACGTAGGTAGAGCAGAAGACTACGGCGGAAATAAAATATATGTAGAGTTTTTTAAAGACGGAACTAATATACATAGAGTATGGGATACCGATATGATTGAAAACTTTAATATGAGTTATACTGAAATATCCGAATATCTACAGTCATATAAAAAACAAGATTTTGCTCAAGGAGACGCAATATGCTGGGCGAACGAATCTCAACAAATAGTTAAGAAAGTTTATGAAATAGAAGTTGGAGAACAGCTTTCATATTCTTATATTTACAGTAACTTCTATATAGTAAAAGATAGGTTATATAGAGCAGGTATCAGATTAGCTAATTTATTAAACTCAATATATGTCTAAAGAACTACTTTACAAGATTTTCGTTGTCTTCATCGGTACAGGTTGCATGATGGTCGGACCATTTTTCGTTAACTTCCTACTAGGTAAAATATTATCTGTTATTGGGTTAGCATTACTAACAGTTCAAACTCAAAGAACTAAATCTTATAATCTATCTCTACTTAATGTAGTAGGTATATGCGGTTACCTATATAGCATCTTTACTCAATGAGCAAGTTAATTAATTTATTTGGAGGCCCCGGAATAGGAAAAAGTGGAATTGCAGCAGGTTTAACATATGAATTAAAAAGGAAGCATATAAGTTGTAACAACCCTTATGAGTTCCCTAAAAAACTGGCATGGGATAAAAACTATCCAGCTATACAAGATCAGTTATATGTATTTGCTAATCAACATAGAGGTATAGCAGAGTGTTACAATAAAGTAGACTATATTATCATTGACTCTCCCGTAATGTTTTCTACTATCTATCATAGCTACTATACAAAAGGATACCCAGCAGAAAACTATGGACAATCGTTTCATAATATGGTAGTTGATCTTCATAATACTTACGATAATCTTAACATACTACTAAAGAGATCGAATACAGAGATTAATGAAGCAGAAAGATTTCAAGATCTTAAACAATCTATAGAGATTGATGAATTATGTAAAGCTAAGTTAGAGGAACATAATTTACCGTACGTTGAAATAGAGGTAAATGATGATACAGTAAATGAAATATTAAAATTGTTATAATGGAAAAAAATAAGTTATATTTAAGTTGGAAATGGGTAGACGATCAAATTAATAAAATAGGAGATAAACTTGAAAGTATAGATTTAGAATTTGTATCTGGTATACCCAGAGGAGGATTAATACCTGCAGTTATGATGTCACATGCATACGGTATTAAGTATATTAGCTACTCTTCAGCTAAAATGCTACCATTAGAATTAAGAAAGAAAACCATAGTAATAGATGATATATCAGATACTGGGTTGACTATGTCTGAAGCTGATAAATTAAAATTTATTACATCTAGTCTCACCACAAGAGTAGGTACTAAAACGTTGCCTAGGCTTACGGGTGAATTGATAAGTGACGATCGCTGGTTAGTATTTCCTTGGGAAACTTTAGATAGTATTCCTGTTCAAGATTATTTGATGAATTCATAATGAATAATGAAAAATGCTGTAGTAGTTGTTGATATTAAACAGAAAGGCATACATTCTCTTTTACAGTATAACATAAATGCACTTAAACAATATAGTCAACGAACCAGATCTGAATTAATTATTATCAGTTCTAAAATACTTGACCAGAAGTATAATCTTCATAAACAAGCTCCATATCCGTATCTTAGGTTTGAAAAAAATCAAATTTACCGTCTTTTCAAAGAATATGATCGAATATTAAGATTGGACAGTGATACTATGATAATGCAGAACTGCCCTAATTATTTTGATTTAGATCCTAAGAATATGTATGTCACAAGAGAAGATGTTGGAAGTAGAAAAGAACCTAGGTTAAGACAAATAAAAACTATACAATCACAACTGGGTACTGTAGAAGGCTGGAATAGTTTCTACTTTAATAGCGGTGTCATATTAGCTTCTAGCATACATAAAGAAGCATTTAATTTAGATAATGTTGACCTGTCAAAAGTAAAAGGTGGACTTCAAGAACAAACGGTTCTTAACTGGCTTACTTTTAAATTAAAATTAAGTATCGTAGATTTAGGTCCTTATTTTAATTTTATTGAATTTTTTGAAACTGAAAATTTCGGTTTAAGAAAAAACTCCAATATAATACATTATGCTGGTAAAACAAACGATAAAAAAGTAAAAGATTTAAAAAGAGATATAACCAACTTTAACAGTAAAAATAAAGAATTAATTTAAAGTGGATAAAAAATCAATTCTTATTGTTGGCGTTCATAGATCCGGTACAACCTTTTTAGGTGGCAAACTTGGGAAACAAATAGGAAAGTTTATATCGGAACCTTGGAACTCTTGGGTTCATATTGATTCCTACAAAGCTAGTACCTATCCTATCGATAGTTATATCAGTAAATCTGATACTGTTATTAAAACTTTTCCTGATCAATTACCTATTAATTATACAGGGAGTAAGTTAGATTGGTTATTAGAGGTAGTAGAGTATATAGGGGTAAGTAGGACTATATTAATTAGTAGAAAAAACTTCAAGGAGCATCTAACAAGTTACACAAACCTAATGTACAGAGTATATAAGCATAGACAGTTTTATAAACATACTGGAATATTCGACTCCAGCCTAAAACTACCCGTTCATTCTGAATGGAGAGAAGAAGATATTCCAGAATGGTATTTAAATCTTAAGGACGAGGAGAAAAAAAATAAGAATGACCTTACTAAAAATAGAGATTTGCTATTTAATCTTTCTACTACAATTGATAAGAAAATAACTTGGTATGAGGATTTATTTGGTGGGGATCGAGAAAAATCTCTAGAGATTATCAAGTCGTGGAATTTTAATATTAACGAAAATAAACTTAATACTGACCTAAATCCTAAGTACAAAAAAAAGAAATCTAATCGAACTGAAATAATATGAATCAAAATATAAAAAAAATATTTTTAGTTTGTAGTTTTAAATTTTATTCTTATATTAATAATAATGAGTCGTAGAACCTCAATAAAAACAAAAGTAAATGCCTAAAAAATTTATAGAAGGAACTGAATTAGTTCGTGCCGGTTTTGCTAACGGTATATCAAGTCAACTAGCAAAGAAACAACAAACTGAAGGACCTGAAGCAAGGTTAGATTCAGAAGAAAAACAAGTTATAATAGAAAATGCTGCTAAAGCATATGGAGACTTCTTAACTGCTCTAGGATGTAATTATAAAGAAGATCCTAACTCTTCAGATACTCCAATGAGAGTAGCAAAAGCATACGTTAACGATTTATGGGCTGGAAGATATAGTCCACTAGACCGTATTACAGCATTTCCATCAGACGGTTATGACGGTATAGTTCAAGAGAGTAACATACCTGTAACGTCTATGTGTTCTCACCACCATCAAGCTATTAGAGGTACAGTAAGTATTGCTTATATAGCATCTCAAGATGGTAAAGTAGTAGGTTTATCTAAACTAAATAGAATAGTAGAGCAGTTCGGTAGAAGAGGTGCTATACAAGAACAGCTGACTGTAGCTATACATAATGCTGTAGATAAGATATGTGAAGGTAACTTAGGAGTAGCAGTACAAGTGAATGCAACTCATGCATGTGTATCATGTAGAGGAGTAAAGCATCATAGTGCTTCAATGCAAACAGCTAAACTTACAGGTGCTTTCTTAGATGAAGATTCTGCTAAAGCAGAGTTCTACAAGAATATAGAATTAGCAAGTATATGCAAACATTAATATTATGAAAGGTAAACAATTATCACTATTTCCAGAAGAAGCAGATAACGTATGGGTTAACGATTACGTACCGTTTGTATCTGAAGTAGAAACATTTAACGAAACATTTAACAAACCGAACAACTATGAACCAACCATCCCATCTGAAAAAGAGTGGAAATTCGTTTATAACTTTATCCTCGAAGAACTCGAAGAATATAGAGAAGCTTGCGAACGAGGCGACATTGTGGAAGTTCTGGACGCTTTGTGCGACATTGCTTATGTTTCCATTGGGAACGGGACTATGTTACATGGCCTTAAAAATAAGATATGGCCGGCATATCAAGAGGTACAAGCTTCAAATATGTCGAAAGCTTGTTCGACTGAAGAAGAGGCCATACAGAGTGTCAGCAAAAGAAGTAAGGAACAAGGTGAGGCCTGTCATTTTGAGAAGGTTGCGGAGGGACGGTACATTGTCTATCGTACAAGAGACAGAAAAGTAATGAAGAGTAATAATTACTTTAGACCAGACTTACAGCAGTTCTTTAGCGGTGATGATATTGTAAGAACAAGACCCCAACAACATTCAGGAATATGATTAAAATAGAAGATTTTAAAAAAGAATTTAACGGAGAATTTTACGTACCCCTCTCTATCGCTAACCAAGCAGTTAAAGAAGCTTACCAAAGCAATAAAGAGTATAATCAAATGAACAATAAGTTAGAAGATCTTAATAAACAATTAAATGATGCTATGAAAGAAATAGGAGAAGGGTTTAAAGATATGAAAAATTTAAAGTTATAATGTATGATTAAAATAGCTCATGAAGCTCCTATAGATATTTTTGACGAAGTTCAAAGGTTAACTGATTACGATTACGCTTTAGTTCATTTATTAGAGCAAAATGGTAGATATAGAGATACGTTTGAAAGAGCAGTTAAAAGAGGTAGAGAAGTTATTTTAGATAACTCTATTTTTGAGTTAGAAGAAGCATTTGAAGCTGATAGATTTGCATTATGGGTTGAAAGATTAAAACCTACTTGGTATATAGTTCCAGATGCATTGGAGAATGCTGAAAAGACTATGGAACAAGCACTTGATTGGGTTAAAAGTTATAAAAGTATACCTGGGAAAAAAATAGGTGTTGTTCAAGGTAAAAACTATCACGAGATTGTAGCTTGTTATAAGTTTATGGACACTAGAGATATTGATATGATAGCTATTTCATTCGATTATTCGTATTATAGTGATTCTATTCCTCATCCTAACAAGTATGTTAGCTGGATGCTAGGACGTGTTAAGCTACTAGGAGATTTAGAGAGAGACGGTATAATTAATAAAGATAAACCTCATCACTTACTAGGTTGTGGATTACCTCAAGAATTTAGTTTTTATAAAAATGCTAACTATAAATGGCTCTACTCTTTAGATACTTCTAACCCAGTAGTCCACGGTCTAAAAGGTATAGAGTATGACAGAGAAGGACTTTGGTCTAAAGAATCTCAAAAGTTACATGAATTAATTAATGTACCTATAGAAGAGATTGATATTGAGAAAGTAACTAGTAATATAGAGAAGTTTAGATGGCTAACAAATGGATAACATTCTTCAGTCAAACTGGAGCTGAGATAGCTGATTTATCTGAAAATATTGGAAGATGGCCTGATATTATTATTACTAATAGTAGACCAGACCACTTAAGAACTATAGATCCTAGAATAGTAGAATACGGTTATACTGAAGTACCTAATAAACCTACAGTAAGTGATTTAGATGCTGTATTACAAGATAATGCTGTTATAACATTACATGGTTGGTTGAGGATAATGCCTGAAGTAATATGTAATAAGTATTTGATTTATAATGGTCATCCTGGACTTATTACTAAATATCCTGAACTTAAGGGTAAAGATCCTCAAGTAAAAGCTCATAAACTTGGACATGAAGTAGCAGGTGCAGTTATACATAAAGTAACAGCAGGAGTAGATGAAGGTAGGATTATTATGGAGGAATATTTCAATGCTACTCAGTTGGATCTTGATAGTTTATTTCGTATATTAAGAGATAGATCATTGTATATGTGGTCTAATCTACTTAAACAGGTTTTATGATAAAAAGAATAGCTTTAGTTGGAGCAAGTAGTACTGGTAAGACTACTGTTTTTGAATTACTTAAGAATAAATTACCTAAGTATGAGTTCGTAAACGAATCTACTCGTAATGTAGCTAAGTACGGATTTCCTATTAATGAGTTTGGTACTGATGCTACTCAACTTGCTATTAGTAGCTTTCATTTAGAAGCTTTACTTAAACCTTATAATCTTATTCTAGATAGATGTTATATGGATCTTATAGTCTATACTAATCATATGGATGTTGATGATTCTACTAAAGATTATATAGAAGAGACTTGGCATAGAGTAAAAGGAGAGTATACTCATTATATTTATTTTCCTATTGAATTTTAATCTGTAGATGATGGAGTAAGAAGTGTTAATGAGGATTGGAGAAAAGATATAGATAATGAATTTAAAAAGTATCTTGAGACTGTAAGAAAGCCTTACTTAACTATAACTGGTTCTCCTATGCAAAGGGTTAACCAAATATTAGAGTTTATAAAATGAGAGTATGTAATGTCTGTCATGAAGAAAAGAGAGATGTTAAATATAAACATGAAAGTAAAAAAACATGTATTAAATGCGAAACCAGATGGTGGAGAGTATTCCTCAGAGCTTTAGTTAAGGAACGTAGACTTACACCTATAGAGAGAATAGCTAATAGAGCAGGGTATATGGGATCAGCTTTTATTATGATGTCTCCTTACTTATTAAAATACGATAATATAGGAGCATACACATATGTTCTAGGAGCCTTACTTACCATACCTCAAGTATGGATTGCAAAGCAATGGAATATAGTAGCATTGAATATTAACCTTTTAGTCGGGTATGGACTATACATAATTAATTCTTAAATATGAGTGAAGTTAAAAATTATGAAGCAGTAAAAGAAATTGCTTCTAAACATTTAGGTAAAGTAGGCGGTGATGGTTATAGTGATCAATACAACGCTGAATTATTAGTTAAAATACCTCGAGTATTAAATCGAGAGGGGTATGGATTAACCGGTAAAGAATTTAAAGGTGTTGATACCTGGAACGCCTATGAAGTATCAGCTATAACTACTAAAGGTCAACCCGTTGCTGGGATGTTAAAAATAGTTTGTCCTTCTGATAGTGAATATCATGTAGAGTCAAAATCTATTAAACTATACCTTAATTCATTTAATATGACTGAGATTGGAGATACAGCAGCTGATTGTATTACCGGCATAGAAGCTAGAGTAAAAAGAGATTTAGATGAGTTATTGGAAACTATTACTACCATAAGCTTTTATGCTTCAGAATTTGAAACTGAACCTCTTTCTTTTGCTAATGATTATAAAGATCTAGGTGAGGAAGTTAACTTAGATTTGATAGACTTTACTGCATTTAAGTCAGATGCTACTCAATTAGAGGTAAAAGAAGAAGAAGGTGAAATAAAATTTAGATCTAATCTATTAAGGTCTAACTGTAGAGTAACTAATCAGCCGGATTGGGGAGATGTATTTATTTATATGAAAGGAAGTAAATTACCTGTAGCTGATTCGTTAGCTAAATATATAGTAAGTCATAGGACAGTTAGTCATTTTCATGAGGAGATATGCGAAATGATATTTGCTCATCTAAGTGAAAGATTTGAACCTGAGCAATTAATGGTGTCGTGTTTGTATACTCGTAGAGGAGGAATAGATATTAATCCTATTAGAGCTACTCATAGTTATTTAATACCAGAGTTTTTTACTAACCCCGATTTTACTATTAGAAAAACTTTAAGACAGTAATGAATAAGTTTACATCAACCTACATAGTTTCATTATTAGCTATAATTTTAATATGGAATATAAGCCCAGATATCGATAACGAACCTATGTTGATGGAACAAATCTCAGAAAACGAAAGAGTTGCAGAATCTATAGTACAGTACATTCAAGCTCCAAAAGGATTTTTTGGATACATTAATGAGATACTTACAACTGTAATAGGTGTAGTGAACATAATAACATTTGGTTATCAAATGAAAGATAGAAAAAGAAAAACATTAAGACAGTAATGATAGAAAAAGTAGAAGCATACATAATACAGCATTATAAAAGAATGTATGGTGATAAACCTCTAATTATTGAAGAATTCGATTCTCATTTTACAGTTAAGTCAAATAAGGATGAATCTCCTCTTATATTAGGCAAAAGTATAGTATAATGGCTGAAAAAGAAATATTAGAACAAAACGAACTTATAGCAGAAAGAGTTCCTCCAGGAGACAATTGGAAGTTAGTTATAGACCAAACTAATACTATCGAAGGGTTAGTAATGGCATTAACGATGTATATGCGTAAAACTAAATTTAAAGGTCACTATAGATTAGAACCTTTAAATGGTAAGTTATATGCTATTATAACTGAAGAAATTGAAATCGAAGAACCTGAACCAATGAAATTCGATTTATATGGAGAGTACTAATGCAAATATCGCTCAAAAAATATGCGCATAAATACGAATATCTTAAATTAGAGTTGGAAGAAACTCAACAAAAGGTTACTGATTATACTAAGTTATGGAATACTGAAATAGGTAAGTTTTATTTAGATCAAAAAATCACAGCCTGGGAAAATACAGATACTGGAGAAATAAGATTTAATAACCCTAAAAATAAGAGCAAAAAAATTAAACCTGAAAAGTTAAAAAAACTCTATAGAACTCTTTCATCTATTACTCACCCAGATAAAGGAGGTTCAGAAGAAGAATTTTATTTAGTAAAAACTGATTACGAATCAGGAGATTTTATAGGATTACTTAAACATGCTGATAGTAAGAATATTAATGTAGATTTAGACGAACAAGATATTTTTCTTTTTGAGGAAACCTGTAATGATATTGAAAGTGAAATTGAAGAAAATAAAAAATCTACTGTATGGAAATATTTTAACGGAGATCTACTTCAAAAAAAAGCTATTTTAAAAGGAATAGAAAAAGAATTTAAATTTACTTTTGAACAAAAAGATTATGATAAAATACTTAATTTAGTAGGTTAACAGAGAAAATATTCTTATATTTATTTTTATAAAAGGTTATATATGCAGTTAGAAAAAAAGTACTATACCGTCCAAGACTCAGAGACGTTAAAGTTAATGTTCCAACACATTGAAGAGTCAGATACTCTAGCAGTCGATACTGAAACGACTGGTCTTAACCCTCGTAAGGATAAAATTATTGGATGGTCTATATCAGGAGATGAAGGTATTGGCTTTTATCTACCTACTCTAGTATGGAACTTCGAGCAAGGTACTTTAGACTTACAGACTATTGATGGTACTTCAACTGAAGTATTATCTAAAAACTTACTTAAGATGTTATTAGGTAAGAAGCTAGTATTTCACAACGCTTCGTTTGATGTTCAGTTTATAAAAAACTATTTCGGAGTTAATCTACTACCTGATGTTTGGGTCGATACTGGACTACTTGTTCATACAGTTTATGAAGAAGGAGCATTTGGATTTGGTAATCCATTTGGTTTGAAATCTATTGCTATAATGAATCAAGAAGCATTAGGTTTAGATGTTGAGAAAGCTGCTAACGAAGAACAAGTTGAACTAAAAGAAAGTATTAAACGAAATGGTGGAAGCGTTACTAAAGAGAGTTTTGAAATATATAAAGCAGATTTGGATATCCTTTCTAAATATGCTAGTGCTGATACTGACCTCACACTTCGCATTTGTAATCTATATCTGGCTAAACTTAAGGAAGAAGGATTAGAAGATTTCTTTTTCAAAGATGAAGTTATGCCTATCTATCGTGAGGTTACCGTTCCTATGGAAGCTCATGGTGTAGACTTAGATACTGAATTAATAGAGAAGATACATGGAGAGATTGTAGAAGATCAGAAAAAGAATAAAGAGATAGTAATGAAGTCTCTCTTAGCTATACCTGAAGTTAAAGAATGGGTAGTAGCTACGTCTATTGAAGCATACCCTTTTTCCCATAAAGGTAATTGGGCTCAGAGATTAGTACAAAGGTATTCTTTACCTTTACCTAAATCTGAAAAAACTGGTAAGTATTCTCTTACTGCAAAGTATATTAATGAACTAGAAGAATCAAACGTCAAGCAATTCCTACTAACCGGGGACCATACCCTTATTGAAGACGTTGAAAAATATAGAATCTCTATGTCTCTTTGGAAAGAATCTAATGATGGAGATTATATCAATATACAATCTAAAAAGCACTTGGGTGAAATAGTCTTCGGTTACATGGGAATTCAACCTAAAGTATCAGGTGCTAATACTAAGTCCGGTAGAGATAAGTTCGATATGAAAATGGTTGAAGAGTTAGCGAAAACGTATCCCTGGGCAGAGAATCTTAGAGTCTATAATAAGTTACTTAAGATTAAATCTACTTACGTAGACAGGTTTAGAGACCGTCAGGAAGATGGTAGATATTACTTCTACTTTAAACAAAATGGTACTGTATCTGGTAGATATGGTTCTGACGCTCAACAGCTACCTAAACCTCTTGAAGAAGGAGAAGATGCTCCTGTGATTATGAAGTACGTTAATATTGTTAGACGTTTCTTGGTTGCCGGAAATGGTAGGAAGGTTATTGATGCAGATTACGAATCGTTAGAGCCTCACTGCTTTGCTTCAGTAACAGGAGATAAAAAACTACAAGAGATCTTTAATAATGGATGGGACTTTTATTCTACTGTTGCTATACAGACTGAAAAGCTAGAAGGAGTATCAGCAGATAAAAAAGCTGATAACTATCTAAAGAAACTTGATCCTGTTAAACGTAATAAAGCTAAGGCATACTCATTAGGTATTGCTTATGGAATGGAAGCTTATGCTCTTAAAATGTCTCTTAACGTAGATCAAAAGACTGCTGAAGGATTAGTAAAAGGTTACTTAGATGGGTTTCCTCAACTCAAGGAATGGAGAGAAAGATCAAGAGAACAAGTCAAAGCTAATGGTAGAATACAGAACTATGTAGGACGTATTCGTCACTTACCTAAAGTTCAAAGACTCTATGATAAGTTTGAAGATCGTATGATGGATTGGAGATTTAGAAAAGAGTTAGAGACTAGGATACCTCCTAAATATATTAAGAAAGACGGTGAGATAGTTAAGACTGTATCTCCTAGGGATCAAGTAACTCAAGCATATAGAGATTACCGTAACGGACTTAATAACTGTCTTAACTTTCAGTTACAGTCATTAGCAGCAGCGGTAGTTAACAGGGCTGCATTAAAGATAAACTTGAAAGCTAAAGAGTTAGGTATAGATGCTCTATGTCAAGCACAAGTACATGACCAGTTGATTATAAACGTAGATGAGAAAGATGCAGAAATGTTTGCTCCTTACGTACAAGAGATAATGGAGAATACTACTAAGTTACCTGGAGTAACTTTGAAAGCACCTCCTGAGATAGCTAATAACTGGGCAGAAGGACATTAACTTTAAAAATGAATATAAAATTAATTTGTTGCATAGGGCTAGATTATGACTTAAATTTAGTTCCTCATTTTAGTAAACATTATTCTCAATATAATATAGATTCGTTTCATTTTATATTAAATAAAAAAGATGAATTTAATACTACTGATTATAAAAAGTACTTCACCAACTTAATTTCAAATGGAGTAACGTTTCATAGCTGGGTAGGAGAATTTAATACTGTAGATAAGATTAATAAATTTAATAAAGTAATAGAAAGCTCCTCTGAATCTCATATTCTATTAGCAGATGTTGACGAATTTCAAATACATAAAGGAGGAATTTATAAGGACTATGTATGGGGAAATTTAATTGATAGAGTACCTAATAATAACTTAACAAAAAAAGTAACTAATAGAGATTTAAATAAACAGTTTCCTTTAAAAAGTAATTTAACTAATTGGGATAATACTATTAAACCTTGTGTATTTCCTTCTTCGGAAAGATTGCAAACATCCCATTATATTACCACCCCGTATAATAATGAAGATACTATAGAAGTTAACCATTACCGATGGACTAACACAAGATTACAAAAATCTAAAGATAGATATCGTATTTATTCTAGACTTAATAAAGAAGGTAAACGATGGCCATCTGGTCATAAATTTGACTCACAAGACAGTTTACATGTTATTAGTAAACTACAACCTAAGTCTATTATATGAATCAAATAACCTCTGTACTTACCGTAGTTGAAAGACCCGAATACTTAAATACTCAAATAGACTGTATAAAAAATCAAAGTATAAACTCAGATATATTCATAGTTTGGAGGAATAAACAGCAATATGATCTTAAATACCCAGCTATACTATATTTTAATGAATCTAGTCATTTTAATTCATTATATGGTAGATTTTATAATTCTTTACATATTAAAACTCCTTATGTGTTTATTTGCGACGACGATTTATTACCCGGCAAAAAATATTTAGAAAGATGTATAGAATTTAGTAAATCTAAAAACGATAAAGTAGTTATATCTTCATATGGTATGAAATTTAAAGAAGGAGAAAAAAAATATAATGTTAATAAAAGAATAAATCATAATACCTTTCCAAAAGTTCCTGTTAAAGTTGATATGGGAGGTCAAGGATGGTTTATGAAAACCGAATTACTTAAACTCTTTACTTCTTACCCTTATCTTTTAGATGATTCAGGAGAAGATATACATTTTTCATTTTGTTTGTTTAAAAATAGTATAGATATTTTTGTATTGGATAAAGATATTGATAATAAAGATACATGGCAAGATACTTGCAGAGGATCAAGAGGTAATGATGAAAAAGCTCAATGGAAAAATACTACTCATAAAATAGTAAGAGATAAACTTATAGATAAGTATACGTCTTTAGGTTGGAAATTTAACATAAATAAGTCTTTTTTGTAGTTGTCTATTAATTATTTTTTTCGTATATTTATAATAAAGAAGATCGACCTCAGAGCGAACTTAATTTTTTTTAACCCGAGTAGCTTAGGCACTCACAAATATAAATGATATGAATACATTTTTAACAGAACGTAATCCGTTCGACATTTTAGTAAGGAATTTCTTCCAAGACGCAGGAGCATACAGACCTCTTGCAGAATCCAAATTACCCCACCCAGTAGATATTTACGAAAGAGACAACGGTCTAGGACTAGACATAGCTTGTACCGGAATCTCAAAAGAAGATATTGAAATTCTTATTGAGGGTAATATAATCAGAGTTAATTACGATAAACCTAAAGAGGATGATTTAGGCGAATATATCCATAGAGGTATCGCTAAAAGATCATTTAACCTAGGTTGGAAAATTGATAGTAGATTTAATCTATCTAAAGCAACAGCCGAATTTAAAAACGGACTGTTACAAATAGTTATACCTTTTGCTAAAGGGTTAGAACCAAAAACTTTAACAATTAGCTAAATAAACCAGCTCTGAGGTTTGCTCTTCTATTAATTTATCTTATATTAATTAAAAACGTTATATAAATGGCAAAAAATATTAGACCGACTAATGACCGTATATTAGTCAAGCCTATCGATGAAGGTGAAAAGACTTACGGTTCTATAGTTATTCCCGATATGGGTAAAGAAAAACCAGAAATGGGAGAAGTATTAGATGTAGGACCAGGAAGGCAATCTGAACTGGATCCTTCTAAATTAATAAGTGTGAGGTCTTGTAAAAAAGGAGATATAGTTCTTCTACCTAAAATAGGGACTCTTCGAATAGACTTTGAAGGAGAAGAATATTATATAGTACAAGACAAAGAAATATTAGCAGTTGTAGAACAAGAATAGTTATGAGCAAAAAAATTACATTTTCCGATTTAGCTAGAAATAATTTAGCTACCGGAGTAAACAAATTAGCAGATGCAGTTAGTGCTACCTTAGGTCCTGCTGGACGTAATGTTATATTAGAACAAGATATGGGTATGCCTACATCTACAAAAGATGGTGTTACAGTTGCTAAATCAATTGAACTTAAAGATAAAGTAGAAAACTTAGGAGCTCAAATAGTAAAACAAGCTTCTATTAAAACTGGAGATCAAGCAGGAGATGGAACTACTACCTCTACATTACTTGCTCAATCTATCCTTAACGAAGGATTAAATAAAATACAAGCAGGTTCAAACGTTGTAGATATCAAAAGAGGTATAGATAAAGCAGTAAAAGATGTTACTGAATTTTTAAGAAAAGAATCTAAAGAAGTTACGGATGAAGAACAGCTCAAGCAGATTGCCACTATTTCAGCTAATAATGATACAGAAGTAGGTGAGTTAATTTATACTGCAATGGATAAAGTTGGACGTGACGGAGTAGTAACTATAGAAGAATCTAAGACAGGAGAAACATATCTTGAAACAGTAGAAGGTATGCAATTCAATCGCGGTTATAAGTCTCCTTACTTCGTTACTGATAATAACTCAATGCAAGCTGTTCTTCAAGATCCGTTAATATTAATTACCGACAAAAGATTAAATGCTATTAAGGAGTTACTTCCTATCTTAGAAGGTGCCTCTCAACAGAGTAAGTCACTATTAGTAATAGCAGATGATATAGACGGAGAGGCACTCTCTACTATGGTAGTTAATAAGATGAGAGGTATTTTACCTATAGTTGCTGTTAAAGCTCCTGAGTTTGGTGATAGGAAGAAAGCAATGTTAGAAGATATTGCTATACTAACTGGGGGAACGGTTATATCTTCCGAAAAAGGAATGAGACTAGATAAGTTTGATCCTAGCTGGTTAGGTAAAGCTAATAAAGTTACTGTAGGTAGAGATTCTACTACTATTATAGATGCCAAAGGAGATGAAGATAAAATAGCTACTCGTATAGATGATATTAAAAATCAAGTAGATAATTCTAATTCACCTTACGAAAAAGAAAAACTTCAAGAAAGATTAGCTTCATTCATAGGAGGAGTTGCCATAGTACATGTAGGAGGCCATACTGAAGTAGAAATGAAAGAGAAAAAAGATAGAGTAGATGATGCACTTCACGCCACTCGTGCTGCTTTAGAAGAAGGTATCTTACCTGGTGGGGGTGTAGCTCTATTAAATGGATCTATGTTGTTAGTAGAGCAAATAGGAGACCTAGAAGGGGATCAACAAACTGGCTACGATATAATTATCTCAGCACTAGAGAGACCTTTCTATAAGATTTTGGAAAATGCTGGGTATACTAATGATGAAATAGGTGATATAGAACAAAGAGTTAAAGAAGAAGGATCTTTTTGGTTTGGGTATAATCCTAGAGAAGAAGATTTTTTTAATATGTTTAAGGAAGGTATAATTGATCCTACTAAAGTTACTAGATTAGCATTAGAAAATGCAGCATCAGTTGCTGGTACTTTATTAATTACTGAAGCAGTTGTTACTAAAAATAAAGATAAAAAAGAAGCACCAGCAGGAATAGATCCTAACATGCTCTTAGGATGATAACAGTAGAGCAGATATTTAAATTAGTTAAAGAGAATCCTAACGATATGGAGTTGGGTTCTAAAATTAGAGAATTATATTTTAAAAACAAAGAAAATGGATAAACAAGAATTATTTGAAGCAATCGCAACACAGTTTGCAATCTTAGAAGAAAACAATGAAGGAGCTACTAAAGCTTCACAAGCAAGAGCTCGTAAAGCAGCAGGAGAGATTAAGAAATTAATTACTCCCTACAAGAAAGCGAACATGGACGCTGTGAAGGGGTAGGGCGTTTCCTCCTCTCACGAAGTGCCACGCGCATTTTCAACTAAGCCCTGCCGGAAACGGTGGGGTTTTTTTATATATTTATATTTACATTACAGATATAAGAGAAAAAATGAAGATAACTCATAGATTTAACCACTATACAGCTCATGAAGCTAATAAGACTCTTAAATGGGTACCTAACGATTTAGAAGAACTTTTTAAAGAAAGGCTAAAAAATGAACCTACAAATCCTAGTCTTAATTATTATTTAAAAAATCCTATAATTTATAAACTAAATAATTATGGATTTAGAAGTCCTGTTGATTATGTTGAAGGAATAGAAGGTAATGTATTTTTAGGGTGCAGCCATACTTTTGGTATAGGGCATCATCTGGAGAATACTTGGTCTTGGAAGCTTAATGAGTATGTTGGGGGTAATTTTATAAATTTATCAGTCGGTGGTACCGGTATCGGAACTGGGTTTCGCTTATTATATGGGATGAAGGATATAGTAAAGCCAAAAAATGTTTTTCTATTCTACCCTCATGTATATAGATATGAATATTTTGATCAGCGTTATCAAACTTGGGCTAATGTGTGTATCACTCAACTTTATAAAATAGAAACGAGAAATAAAAAATTTCTTTTAGAACAGAACAATGCTGAGATGTTTTATTATTTACATTATACTGCTATTAAAAATTTATGTTATGAATTAGACATTCCTCTCTATAATGTTACCGAGTTTAATAAGTTCTGGGAAGATCCAGATGAAAATTCTCCTTTACCGCTTTGTGCAAGAGATGATCACCCTAATCCCAAGTTTCATGTTAATGTTTTTGAAAAATTTAAACAAATTTATGATAATAAAATAAACATTTATAAAAGACCTGAAGAATTATGTGATTTAAAATATAACAAAGGACTAAAGCCAATTTTGTAATTCATTTAAAAGTTCGTATATTAATAGAACATTAAGGCAAGTTCAAGAGAACATTAAGAACTACCTATTTATTAATATAAAAACATCCAATATGAAGAGAGCGCTAATACTAGGCTTGCTGTTATTCGGGATGAATGCACAAGCCCATATCGGTAAAAGCGATAACAAACTGGAGCTACAAAAGAAAGCAGTTTATTTCGAGATTAAAGCTCAACTCGCGGCCGGTGTGATTACATTAGAAGAGGCACAACGCCTCTGGAAGATTAAAGTTAAACATTTAAGGAAAGAAGAGGCTATTTAAGCCTCTTTTTTTTTCTCATATTTATTATAAAGAGTTATGGGTATTCTAGAGGACTTAAGGTGGATAGATATACCACCTAGTAATCTGTTTATTATTTCCGGTATAATTGACTTTTCTCGTCCATCAGATCATTGGTATAAAGAGTTTCAAAAGAATAAGTCTTCAATAAGAAGTAGTAAATATATAAATAATTTAAAGCAACTTATATTACAAGGTACAAAAATTATTCTAGATTGTACAATGGAGGGTTCTTTAATCAAAGATGATATAAGAGAGTATATAGGAATACTCACCAAACACAGAGTTGACTTTAATAGTATTTTTTTAGCATTTAATAATTCATATTTATCTTCTAGTAATATTATTTCATACAGTGGATACAATATTAAATGTGTTTACTTTCCTCATTTTTTTATTTCTACTTTATTTGAATTTCAAAAACATATTAAACCTATGTCTTCAGATAATCCTTCATATGACTTTTTATGTCTTAATCGTAGAATGAGAATAGGAAAGTATTTACTACTTAAAGAACTTAAAGAAAGAAATTTGTTGGAAAAAACACTTTATACTTATGTAAAGACTCTTGTAGAATCTGATGTTGATGGTTCAGTTTCTAAAAATCAATTGGAAGGAGATAAAGAATATGGAGAGCATATTTCTGAAGACGATGAAAATTTTTTATATTGGCTTAATACAGACTGGTATTCTGATACAAAAGTAGATATAGTTAACGAAACATATTATTTAGAAGATGACCAATGTCATTTAACTGAAAAGATATTCAAACCTATGATGTTAGAAAAACCTTTTGTAGTTAATGGTACTAAAGGGTATTTGAAAGAACTTAAAAGATTAGGGTTTAAAACTTTTTCTGACGTTATCGATGAATCATATGATGATGCTAGTAATGAAATAAGATATAAATTAGTAGTAGACGCTGCAATTGAACTTGCTGGTAAATATAATACTGATAAAGTTAAACAGATATGTAAATACAATAAAAAACTTTTTTTCAATATTTCTCATAAAAAAGATATAGTAAAAAAATTATTTATTTCTCAATTAAAAACTGATGGACTACTTCAACCTAAACAGATATAAGTTTGTATATTGATTTTTTTTTCCTATATTAAGATATGGACGTTATAGAATATGGTGGGCTGTTAAATAAAGCATTTTGTGATTTACTTATAGAAAAAGCTAAACCTAAAATGTTCCAAGCCGATGTAATCGGTGAAACAAAAGATAATAGAATAGCTTCTAACTGTTGGTTTGATAATAATGAATTCCCAGAACTGCATCACCTTAAAGAATGGATTGCTGGTACAACTTCAACACCAATTGAAAATCAAGAAAACGGGACAGTTGTAAGGTATGATGTAGGAGGTAAATATGAAGCTCATTTTGATTACTTTGATAGTAGTGTTCCTGCTCAAGCTGAAGAATTTAAAAACGGCGGCAATAGAGTGTGGTCCTTTTTAGTATATTTAAATGATGACTATGAAGGGGGTAGTACTTTTTTTCCTGAACATGATTTAAATGTACAACCTGATATGGGGAAAGGAGTATTATGGAGAAATACTTTAGACGGAGCTTTATTAGAAGAATCAATACATGCAGGTAATCCTGTAACTAAAGGAACTAAATGGATTTTTATCACTTGGATACGAGAAAGTAAATTTTATAATGAAACCGAAAATCCCTAAATTATCGAATGAAGTATTACGTTCCATATGGGAAGCATCTAGGCATACAGTAGAAAAAAATAAGAAGAAATATACACGCAAAAATAAACATAAAAAAAATGAGTGATTCAATTAAAAAGTGGCATGAAATGCAAGAGGATAAACACTTAAGAGAGAAAGCAGAAATTAAAAAGAAAGCATATAGATTGCTAACTGAGTATGATGCTGAAACTATTCGAGTAGCTTCTAGAATTTTAAATGAAAAAGAATAAATATTGGCCTTTATCATCTAGAGTTAATAAATCGTTTAAAACATCCGGCTCAGACGATACAGGAATAAATACATATACTTATAATGAGTTAGGGTATCGAGGGGATTCTATATCTAAAAATATAGATATCTTATCTGTAGGTTGTTCTCATACTGAAGGCATAGGAGTTAATGATAATGAGACTTGGCCGCATTATGTAGCTGAAGCATTAAACATGACTCATATTAATATGGGCTTTACTGGTCGTTCTAATGACTATATTTCAAGAACAGTAACCTCTTATGTAAGACAGTTTAATCCTAAATATGTATTCGTTATGTACACATACCCCAGCCGTAGAGAGTACTGGACTGACGAAGGTCCTCAACCCTATGCTAGTCAACAGTGGGGATACTTTGAAGATAATCCCGATAAGTGGGATGCTTTTACAAAATTAAGTTCTGTTGAAAGTGACAAACATAACTTTATTAAGAATCATTTGATGGTTATGATGGCTTGTGAGTTAGCTAGTACTACTCTTATATGGAATGGTTCTTTTACTGGGTATGAATATAAAGATAGTAAAAGGTTTGACGGAGAGTATAATGTAGAATACGGTAAACATGCAACTGCAGAACAAAATAAAAAATACGCTACTAATCTAGTTGGATACCTGTAAGATTTTTCTTATATTTAATTATATGAATAAACTTCCTTACATTCCTAAAGAATCTCGTAAGTCGATAGAAAAAGAACTTAAGAAGAGGTATTTTAAAAAACCTTATGATAGGTTTATGTGGTGGAGAAGCTATACTCTTAAGAATAAACCTTTAAATAAAAAATCACCTTTCAGAGATAAAATACTAAATGGTGATTTCGATCATGGTCCTTACTTATGGGAAATAGAATTAGCTAAACATACTATCAACGAAAAATATTTAAATAGTATTACAAGTAATGGAGAACCTGATCATGGAGTCTTTACTGCTGAAACCTCAGTAGATAGAGCCAGAATAAAAAGGCTTAACGAGGATTATGAAAAAGATGAAAGAGGCAAATTAGAAGAGATAAAGAAAGGTTTTTTGTTAAATATAAAAATTAATTCTAAACAGTATGAAAAAGAAGTTACCAATACTGGAGCAAAAGATTTGATCACTTTCTACGATAGAATGTGCGATAGGTACGGTACATACTGGAAACCTTTATCTACTGTTAGTAAAACATAGATATTTATATATATTAACGTTAATTAAAAACAAATTTTAAATGAAGACAATTCTAATTATTGTACTGGTTTTAGCAGCGATTGCTGGAGCAGTATGGGTAGGTACGAAGTTTTTCGGACTTGCTAAAGATGACGACAAAGATGGTATTCCTGACGAGGTTGAGGATACTGTTAAAGAAGTCAAAAGAAGAGCTAAAAGAGTAAAAGAAGAGCTCGGAGATATTGCTGATGCAGCTAAAGATGTTATAGATCAAGCAGGCGATATAGGTGAAGCCGTAAAAGGTAAACCAAGAAAAGGACGTAAACCAAGAGCTAAAAAAGCTTCTAAGTAATGCAGGGTAATCCAAATGTCGATATATCACAAACTACTGCGGTTTTATGCGAAGAGTGCAACGGAACCTTCTTTGAACAAGCACTTGTTCTTAGGAGAGTCTCAGCCATTCTTACCGGAACAAGTAAGCCGGGATTTATTCCAATCCCAGTCTTTAAATGTTCTGAATGCGGACACGTCAACGGAGAATTTATCCCAAAGGAAGTTCAATCCCTTGACTGATACTCATTCAGGTTTACATGATTATGAATAACGGGGTCCAAGTGACCCTGTTTTTTTTGCCTATTTATTAAATGCAATTGCCAAAGTTCGGACAGTTTTCTTATGTCTAATTAAACTTTAAATCACATGAACATTTTGGAAACCGTTAGCTCTTGGGCTAACAAATTAACAGAAGTAGGAGTAAGTGTCATTGCTCTCGGTATAGTACTTGAAGTACTTTTCAAAGGAGCAGTAATTCCATTCTGGCCTGAAGTTTCAGTAATTGACAATGTAATGGGAATCATAGGTTCCCTAAGTAATGAAGGACTACTAGGTTTAGTAGGTGCTTTTGTACTTTATCATATTTTAAAGAAAAAAGCAGTTTAATAAATTAAGGGGCCTTCGGGCCCTTTTTTTTTGTTTCTTACTGTATTTTTTTACTTTTAATACCATATTTATTTACGAAGGTTTTATATAACTGTTTTACAATCGTCTTGTAAATGTTAACATAACGGTTGCGCAATAAATCGCAGTATATGAAACTTTTACTCTTTTTGTATAGTCTCCTATTAAGCTTAACTCTAGTAGCACAAGAAGTTAAGATAGGAAATGTAGAAAATAAGATCTTACTTGGCAACTTAGCCGGTAACAGAGATCTTGCGTTTGGAGTACAGAATGTACTTGAAGAAGTAATTCAAGACGCAGGATATGATCTTAATCCAAAGAGTTCTACTGAAATTACTGTCGATCTATTATTTTTTGACGTTAAAAAAAGTAACGTTCAACTAGCTGTATATAGTAAAAATACTGACGTATATACTATTATAGCAAGAGCTACTTTATTAAAAAAAGGTAAAAAGAAAAAACAGGTTACTGCTAAAGGCCAAGCTAAGTCTGTTTCGACTGCAACCTTAGTAGTAGATAAAGGAGGAAAATTTTCTCAAGCAAATGTTTCAACAGCAATAAAGAAATTATGTGAGCAATTGGTCACAAAATTAAAAATATGAATAGAATAAAACAATTTTTTCAAAAGATAGAAGACTTCTTAATGGAGCTCTACGGTATGGATAAGCATATGAAAAAAATCATATTGATTATTCTAATACCTTTCATTTCTTTTGGCCAAGATCTAGTATCATCTGAGGATGGTATTGATATTGATCTTGACTTTATAGGTACTACAGCAGGAAATGATAATTTATCTAAAGTACAAGTAAACGATACTATAATGGTAGGTATAGATTTGAATAACCTATCAGATTATGAAATAACTTATATACATGTAGATATAGAATACAATACAGCAGCATTTTCATTAGTAGATCAAGAATGGGATATACCAGATGGTGCTCAAGAATCATTATTTTCATGGACTAATACTAAATGGACCCCAGACCCAGACCACCCTGAAAGTAATTTATGGGCTCAGTGGAGCAATGGGGGAGGAAGTTATGGTCAGACAGATGGATGGAATGTAGATCACTGGCAGGCAGTATCTACCTCAGGGTTTGATGGTACTTATGTTACTATGTACTTTAAAGTTAAAGATGCAGACGTAGCAAATTTTGAAGAAGCCATAAATATAACAATGGCAAGAGCAGCTGATAATACTGGAGACCAAGAATACGTTTACCCTGTTGGATCAGTTTTAGCATATCCTAATCAATATATAGAATTTGAACCTCTAGAAGATTTAGATAGTAATATTTACGTTAGAGTTGATTTTAATGAAAATATAGATCCTACTAAAGTAAAATTAGTAGTAAAAGAAATAGTAGAAGAAGACGAAACTATAGTAGGTACTATGGTATTAGATCAAAACGGTGATGCTAATATTACAGAGTTCATTACAAAAAGCGATGTAGATTATGCATACGAGTTTGTATGGAATGGTACTGAGGAAGAATTACAAGACCTAAAAGATCAAATAGTAACTATATCAGATGTAGTAATAACATTAGAGGAAGCAGGAGAATTTGAGCATGGAGGAGTAGGAGAAGTATTTGGACCTATTCAATATATAACTGCTGATGTAGATCAGAATCAAGAAATAACTGGTCAAGATGCCTTTATGTTATTAGCTCATGTATTAGAAGAAAGTAATTTATATTCTGAATATGATACCTTCGACGAATTTGCAGCAGTAATACCTGCTAAATTTTATGATAGTGTTAGTGTAGAGACTTTATTTGATGATAACTTTGGAGAAGACGAAGAGGAACCTGATATCGATTTTAGTGAATCAACAATTGAATTAGAATTTAGATCAGCTATGTTCGGGGATGCTAACTTATCTCATTCAGTAGAACAAGATGATCAAGAAAATTTATCTTTATCTGCTAAAGGATATCAATACGGATTATCAGCTAGAGGTGAATCATTTATAGATGCTAACTATTCAGTTGCATTAGAGAGTGGTAATGTTGTTGCTACGTTGGAAGTACTATCTGACGATACATCAGCACTACAATTAAAATTAGATTATGATAATACTAGAATATTATTTAAAGAAGTAGTATTCGATACTGGCAATACAACTACTAATTTTGGTTCTGCTAAAAATGGTAGAGTAAATTTAGGTAGTATAAATTCAAATAGAGAAGCTATTCCTCGAAACTCTACTATAAAAGTAGTATTTGAAGGTAACGTTAGCTCTACAGTTGGATTAGTAAACATTTTTAACACTGACGCAGCAAGCATATCAGGATTACAACAAATATTAAGACTAAAATAATGAGCTATAATTTTCAGAAATGGTATTACTTTTGGTTGTTCGTTCTATTTTTAGCATGTGCTCGAGATGACGAATATATTACTTATAGTACTAATTACGATACAAGACTTGAGATAGCTGATCTCGAAGGATTACAATTTAAAAATAGTAACATTACTGATGGTACTAAATTTAATTTTAAGACTCAAACAGCTGGAGACTATACTTTAGAAATAAGAGATCATTTTAAAACTCTCATATCTAAAAGTATTATTACCGCACAAGTAGGAGATAACGTATTAAATTTTTATACGAAGGCGCTTCAAGACGGAGATTATTATATATCGATTCACAGTAAATTCAAAAAAGTCCAAGAGACTAAAATGACAATCCAATGAAAAAACTTATATTCGCAGTATTAAGTTTTATTTTAGTTGCGTGTTCTAATCAATCTATTGAAGACGGATTAGATGATTTAAATGCTAGACTAGTAGAACTAGAGCAAGAAATAGTCGCTTTTGATGCACAATCTTTACTAAGTGACATTAGTGAAATTGCTGATCAAGTAGCAGCTTTTGAAGCTCAAAATGAAGAAAACCAAGCTACTATTGCTGAAGTAATGGCTACGTTAGATTCGTTAAACTTACAGTTAGCTGAGATAAATGAAGCAATCGAGGCAGCTGGTACCATGGAGCAAATTCAAGCTATCAAAGTAAAATTGCAGGAAGTAAACGAAGGAATCGCTTTACTAGTATTTGCTTCAGATTATGATCTAGATGGGATTATAAATGGGTTAGATCAATGCCCTAATACTCCTATAACTGAAATAAGTCTGATAGATACTAACGGATGTGGTCCATCTGAAATAGACTAATTATGAATGACATTAAAAAAGCAATTATTGGAGTTATCACTCTAGCTATCACAACAGGAGGGGGATTATTGATTAAGAGCCTTTTTGAAGGAGATAAAGAAGAAGTAGTGAAAGAAGTAACTACCCCAGCTCCAACTAATGTCATTATTAATATACCTCAGCAAGAAGTAAAAAAAGATACCATAGTAAAGAAGGTATATGTTAAACCTAAACCCAAACTATCTGAAACTGAAAAAAGAAAGAAGAAGATAGATTGGTAGTTATATCGCAGTAAAAAAAAGAGACCGAAGGCGGCAACCCTCGATCTCCGGTAAATAAAATGAATTTAGTAACTTTTAAAACAAAAACAATGAACAATTACATTAACCCATTTCTTATAATTAAAGAAGAATTATCCGAAGCGACAACTATTTCGCAAAAAAGTTTAGTAATTTTTGTATCTTTATGGGCAGCAATGCTTTCTACATTAGTAGTTAGCGGTGTTACCTTTATAATTTATGAATTAATTACTAGTCCTTCAACATTTTCTAACGCAACTTGGGGTATTTTCGATACCCTTGGGTAAAAAAGTATTAGCTCTACTATTATTAGTAAGTAGCTATACCTCAGCTCAAGTTATTGGTAAGACAACCACAGAGGATTATCAAGCGGATTTCGAGAAAAGAACCTCAATTCTTTCGATCCCTGAATACAATGGTGATCCTGTACCAGTTGCATTACTCAATATAGGTGTTACAGAAGATGTATTAACTCAATACCCAGAACTCAGAGATAATAGAGTAGGCTTAGGTCTAACTAATATAACTGTAGCTTTCTTAGACGAAACATGGAGATTTGAGTTTGTAGAGACTAGAGATGCTATTAAAGACCGTATGGTAAAACAATACGAAGCATCTCAAAAAGGTTTTACAGCTAATCAGACAGATATCATGGGCAAGATTACTCTTGCTAAATACTTCATTTATGTAGAAGTGTATGACTATTCTGTATCTGAAGATGAAACGGTAAACTTAAAAGATGGAGTAAAAAATACTTTAGTAACTCGATTAGGTTTACAAATTAGAGCAGTAGATGCCGAATCAGGACTTTATATGACAGGTTCTGGATTAGGTAAAGCTGTTACTACTAGAGAACTTACCTTATCAAACTCAGACAACTTAGACGAAGTAAAGTTTAACGGATCTTCAATTGGTGTAACTACTAGAAAGGCTTTAGAGACTGCTGTAGCTAAGATTGTCAAAAGAATGATACGAAAGGGTATATTTGATCATTAAGTAGGTTATGAAAAAGTTACTACTAGTTTTATTTTTTACTGCGATGGGGATGTTCGAGGGTCATTCACAGGCCCTCGTTCAAACCTATGTTGATAGATGCACTGGGCAAGTAAGTGTCTTTAGTGTGCCTATGAACGGCAGTACTGTAGTAGCTTTTTACAATAGGTCTAGAGTATTTACTTCTCAAGATTTCCAAAATGGAACTCTTCAGGCTTGGTTGGAAGAGACCTATTTATGGTGGATAAGTCTTAGTCCTTGCTCCTCAACAACAACTGGAGCTCAAGCTACTCAACAGACTACTCAACAAACCACGCAACAGGCAACTCAGGCAGCTACTAATGCTGCCTCAACTGCTGCTGCTAATACGACAACTAATGTTCCATCTACCCCTGTTAGTCCTCCCCCAACTACTCAAACACCTCAACCTACTACTACAGCTCCAGATACTTCGAGTACGAATACTGCTGCTCAAAATACGACTGCTACCGGAGGAAATACTACTAGCCAAGGAAACAATACGTCAACATCCGCAGGATCTACAAACAGCCAAGGTAGTAACGAACCGAATACGAGCTCAAATAACTCTTCGTCTGGAACAGAAAATACAAGTACAGAAGCAACTACTGAAGCTTCTTCAACCGAAACATCAAACACTGAATCAGGATCTTCAGGAAGTGAGGGATCTACAACTGAAGAATCAACAACAGAATCAACTCAAGAAAGCTCATCAGAGTCAACATCAGAAGAATCCTCTACTGAAGAAGTAAGTACTGAGGAAAGTTCTACTGAAGAGACTACTACCGAAGAATCAACTGAAGAAACTTCTACCGAAGAATCTACAGAAGAATCTAGTTCAGAAGAAAGTACTGAAGAAAGTACTGAAGAAAGCTCTGAAGAAACTACTGAAGAAACTACCGAAGAAGAGTCTACAGAAGAATCAACTGAGGAGGAGTCTACAGAAGAAGAAACTGAAACAGAAGAAGCAGATGAAGAATCAAGTGAAGAAGAATCTGACGAGAGCTCAGAGGAGGAATCAGAAGAAGAGGATACTGAAGAAGAATCAGAATCCGATGAAGAGGAAGAAACTGAAGAAGAAGAGTCAGAAGAGGAAAGCAGCAACGAGGATGAAGAGGAAGACGATAAGAAGAAAAAGAAAAAGCGAAACCTTGCTCCTCCTATCGTTACAGCCAATGTACTATCTCAAGAAATGCCTACAGGAGGATTCTCTCAGGCAGCAATGTTTGGTGTAAGTCAATCTTCCTTAATGGGGACTGAAACTTATGGACTTAATGTTATGGTATATGATAACTTAAAGCAGTTTATGTTAAATGCTAACTACTCAAAAGTTCATATAAACAAAGAAGGAAGAGTGAGTAGAGTATATTCAGCATCATTAGGAGCTATGAAAATGTTTACTACCTATATGGGTATGATGAATCATAGCTGGACTTTCTTAGGACAAAAAGGATCAGTAGCAGGTATAGCAGTAGGTTCTAGTGTTACTATGTTAGATATTGATTCAATTAAAGGACAGTTGTATTTAGATACTATTCTATTAGGTTTTTCTTTAACTAGTTTTTATACTAAACCTTTACAGTATAGTCCTAAGCTTACTATAAGTCCTATGGTAGCAGTATCTTCTCCTTTTGTTCAATATGAAATGTTTACCAAAGAATCTATATGGAATAAGGACTTAATGGTAATAGCAGGAGCATCTTTTAGTTACAAACTTACTCAAAGGTTTGGTATTAACGTTGGAGCTAATATAATAGAATCTACAGCTCCTAATTTTCCTACTATGAAAACATTTACGATTGGCGGTAGATTAAGTTTCTGACTATTTATATGAATATAACTACTTATTATGGCAATAGAAGATCGTAAACTACAAAAACAAAAAAATACTAGCAGAAATAGATTTGTAATCACTTCTGTAGTATTATTAACTTTTCTACTAATAATGTTAGGCATAGGTTCAGCTATCTTAAAAGGAGGTGAACAACCAAACATTAATCAAGAGTGGAAAGAAATATTATTATTAGTACTAGGAGCATTTTTAGGTTCTTATTCTCGTATTATTGATTTCTGGTTTAACGGAAACGATATGAATATGGATGGAGTACCAGATGCAGCACCAGCTGAACCGTGTGACTGTGACGAACCAGATGACGAACTAGATAACTTATACTAATATGCCTATCAGACCAAAAGGAATAATAGTACACTCTATGAGTGAGTACTTAATGTGGAAAGGTAAGAAGCTATATGCTAAAGACTTTCTTAAAGAGTTAGGATTGAGTGTACATGGGTTTATTAAACCTGACGGTACATACGATAAAATGATCTCATCTCCAGGAAAAGCATTTCATGCAGGAAAATCTCTTCATGAAGGTGTATCTGGATTAAATTCTCACTATCTTGGTATAGAGTTATTAGTACCAGGAGTAAATGACTACGGATCTTTTAGTAAGAAAATCAATCAAAAAGGAACTTACTCTAAAGCTCAGTTTGATACAACAGTAGAGGTATTTAAGTATTGGATGAAACAGTATAACATACCTGTATCTAAAGTAGTTAGACATTCTGATTGCTCTGGTGATCATGTTAGGGGTAAAGGCAAAGGTAAAACTGATCCTGGCAGTGCTTTTAACTGGAAAGCTTTTCAACTAGCTTTAGTTGCGTAATAAATATTAAATTACTATATTAGTTAGATGAAACAATTTATCCCATATATAATAATAATAATACTTATATCAGTAATATATTGGGTATTTATAACACCTTCTATTAAGACTGATGTAGGAAAATACGAAGATCTTATAGATCAATTAGAAAAGAAAGTAGATTCGTTACATACTAAAAATAACTTTTTAATTGACGAAGCTGACTCCTTACAGACGAGAATAGAAGAATATGACCAAAAAATAGTAAAATTAAATTCTAGAATATATGTTATTAAAAAGCAGACTCAAAAACAGCTTGATGCTGTTGACCTTTTCGGTGATGATGAGTTGGAACAGTTTTTCGCAGACCGCTACAGACAGTACGCAGATTCAATTAATTAAACCTATAGCTAGGTTAGTTATAAAAGATCTAATACAGTTTGATGGTTTATCTAAAGAGATGCAAACCATGCAGACAATCTTAACTGAGACTAATAACAAACTTCTCACTCAAGGTACGTTAGTTACAAACTTAAAAACTCAGGTAGAAAACTACCAGAAAATTATTGATAAACAGGAAACTCAATTAGATACATCTGAAGAACTATCAGATCAGTTGCAGAAAGAGCTTAAAAGACAAGCTAGGACTCAAAAACTTTATAAAGTAGGTTCTATTGTTGGTGCAGCAGCACTAGGTTTATTAATTGTAAAATGATCAATAGAATAAAAAGAAATCTATTTCCGTTTATTATTGCACTCTCTGCATTATCAGTTAGTGCATCAGCTGCTTTCTATTCAGTAAGCGGGCTATCCAAACTGTTTGCTGGAGCTAGCTTTGAAGTTATAATAATGGCTGGTTCATTAGAGGTAGCTAAATTAGTTATAGCTTCTCTTCTTTATCAATACTGGGATACTATTAATAAGCTTCTCAGAGCGTATCTCTCTATTGCTGCCGTAGTATTAGTATTGATTACTAGTATGGGTATATACGGATTTTTAAGTGCAGCATATCAAGATACTTATAGACAGTTAACAGTAAAGAATAATCAAGTAGCATTTCTAGAACAAAAGACAGATTTTTATGGAAAGGATGTGGCAAGGTATGATGAGGAACTTGAAAGAATCTCTAATAACATTTCTACTCTATCTGGTGCGAAAGCGACCTCGATTCAAGTACGAGACACGACATCATCTACAGGCTTTAGATCAACAGTTAGTACTGCCGAACTTAGATTATCCCAAAGTCGTATTAATGTTGAAGAAGAAAATAGAGCATCTATTCAAGCAAAAAGAGAGCAAGTAGCTGATAGCCTTCAGAAATATCAGTTAGCTATATTAGATTTAGAAAACAATACAGATGTGGCAGGAGAGTTAGGGCCATTAGAGTATCTATCAGGCTTAACTGGAACTCCAATGGATAAGATAATAAATATTCTTTTATTAGTAATCATATTTGTATTTGATCCTTTAGCTATTTCATTAGTAGTCGCTGCAAACTTTGCTTTTGATCAGGCTAATAAGAAAAACTTGTACGGTGAAGTAGTATCTAAAAAAGATATTTTCGATGAACTTGATGAAGAAGATTATCCTCCTATATTTACTCCTCCTGTTACAGGCTCAGTTCCTGATGGAAAGGAATTCAACGTTGAGTATGATATAGTAGAACCAGAAGAAGACTGGAAGGTTGTAGATAGTGAAATTGATCCCAAACCAGTTAAGATAATTCAAAAAGGTCCATCAAGACATAGAGTCTTATTTGATGATGGACAGCAAAGAAGAGTAGATAAAGACGACAATATTATAAAATATTTGTAGGTAATCTCAGATATTTTTCGTATCTTTATTTAAATAAGTTATGCTATGAGTGCTAAAGAAATACTTAAAAAAGAATACCCTACAATATATAACGCCTACAAAGAGATAGTAGATGAACAGTTAGAACTGTTTGCAAAGAAGCATCTTGACTACGGTATGGGTAATGTAGCAGCTGGTACACAATTAGTAAATGAGGAAGAGAAAGAATTTGCTATGACAGGGTTATGGTATAGGTTATCAGATAAGATTAATAGGTGGAAAAATATTATACTTACTGGCCGAAAAACTCAAAACGAAACTCTCATTGATACTTTTCAAGATATTACTAATTATGGTATTATTAGTCAAATAGTATATAAAGATAAATGGAAAGACAATTGATGTGGGCAGAAAAATCATCATGTGCAGCCAATGCAATGAGGAGTTTGAAAACGGTTATGATTACCGCATGCACTGGGAGAAAAAACACTTTTATCCTTATATAGGACCAGCATCATTTGATTACGAAAGAGCAAAAAAAGACTTAAAAAGAGATTATGCCAAAGAAGATTTACCCAGAAGGTCAGAAGAAAAAAACTAATCCTTTAGTAAAGAATGTCTGGGAGAGTAAGATCAAACAATCTCCTAAGAATAATAAACATATTTCATATAGCTCTATCAGTACATTTAATAAATGTCCTAAGTTATGGGAGATGCAATACTTAAGAGGTCTAGTTCCTTTTAAGCAGAATATCTATACTTGCTTTGGTACTGCTATGCATGAGACTATGCAAACTTGGTTGGAAGTTATGTATCATGATAAAGTTAAAAATGCTAATGAACTTGATAAGCACAAATTATTATATGTAAATATGATTAAAGCTTATAAGCAAGGTAAAGCTCAAAATGGTCATAAGCATTTTTCTACTCAAGATGAACTTACTAAGTTTTGGATCGAAGGTAAACATATTTTAGACTTTTTGGAAAAGAAAAGAGGAGGTTACTTTAGTACTAAGTCTATGCAATTGGCTGGTATAGAGACGCTCTTATACCAAGAGATACGACCTGGCGTTATGTTTAAAGGACTTGTTGATTTAGTATTTTATCATCCTAATACTGATAGATGGACTATAATGGACATAAAGACTTCCACTTCAGGTTGGAGAGATAATCAAAAAAAGAATCCTAACTTAACTGCTCAGGTTATACTGTATAGAGAGTTTTTTGCAAAGCAATTTAATATTGATAAAGATAAAATAGATGTAGAGTTTTTTATTGTTAAGAGAAGAGTACCAGCTGATGCTGAATTTGCTTCTATGCAAAAAAGAGTTCAGCAGTTTAGCCCATCATCAGGACCTAGAAAAACTAAACAAGTTATGGAGTCTATGAACAGTATGATATCTGAGGTTTTAGATGAAGATGGAAACTATTTAGATAAAGATTATAAATGCTCTAATCCTTTTGGAAAATGTCAATACTGTTCTAGTTTTTAAATTAAAGCCTATTTATATATAAATATATAAGTATATATAGTTATGATAGTAAAACATGAAAAGCTTACTTCGGTTAAAATTACTCAACCTCTTTTCGATAAATTTAAAATGGCAGCTTTAGAAGATAATTTTTCTTTTAAAAAACTTGCTGATCGTGCCATTTTTCTTTATCTTACAGATATAGAGTTTAGAAAAAGAATCCATAACCAAAGTAATATTAAGATTAGAAAATGAGTAAATTAAAAGGTTATATCAAAAAGGAAAATAGAAAAAGAATCTTATTCCTTTGCGACGATATTAGAGTTCATTCAGGCATAGCTACTATGGCAAGAGAAATAGTATGCAATTCTGCTCATCACTTCAACTGGTTTAATTTAGGAGCTGCTATTCAACATCCTGATTTAGGTAAATTAATAGACATATCAGATGATATGAATAAAAGGTTAGATATTACCGATGCAGAGGTTAGAATACTACCTAATAATGGTTACGGTGATACTACTATAGTTCGTAGAATATTAAAAGAACAAGATATCGATGCAATATTAATTTTTACTGATCCTCGTTATTGGGTGTGGTTATTCGAAATAGAAAGAGAAATTAGAAGTAAAGTTCCTATTATTTGGTATAATATATGGGACGATTATCCTGCTCCTTTATACAATAAAGATTACTACAGATCAGTAGATACTTTGCTAGCTATATCTAAAGTAACAGAGAACATAAATAAGTTAGTTTTAAATGAATATGCTGATGATAAACTTATTAAGTATGTTCCTCATGGTATAGATGAAAAAGTATTTTATCCTATTAATTCTGAAGATAAAAACTTTAAGCAATTTAGAAAAGATACTCTTAAAGGTAACGATTACGAATTCGTAGCTTTTTTTAATTCAAGAAATATAAGTAGAAAACATCCTCATGATTTAGTATTAGGATATAGATTATTTTGTGATAAGATTGGGAAAGAAAAAGCTAAAAACTGTGGTTTAATAATGCACACCTCAGTTGTAGACCAACACGGTACTGATTTAAAAGCTCTTAAAGAGGCTTTGTGTGATCCTTCTTATGTTAATTTATTATTTTCTAGTTCTAAATTATCTGCTGCTCAACTAAACTGCTTGTATAATATTGCTGACGTAACAGTTCTTCCTTCATCTAACGAAGGATGGGGGTTATCACTTACTGAGTCAATGTTAGCAGGTACTATGATAGCAGCTAACGTTACAGGGGGTATGCAAGATCAGATGAGATTTAAAAACGATAAAGGAGAATGGATAGATTTCGATGCAGATTTTCCTTCTAATCATAAAGGTACATATAAAAAATGTGGGGAGTGGGCGATACCTATTTTTCCTTCTAATATAAGTTTACAAGGTTCTCCTAAGACTCCTTATATTTTTGACGATAGATGTACTCCAGAAGACATAGCAGAAGCTCTTTTTAAAAGCTATAGTATGAAACCATCAGATAGAAAACAAAAAGGTTTAAAAGGTAGAGAATGGGCTTTATCTAAAGAAGCTGGTTTTACTTCATCTAAAATGACTCAAGGTATAGTAGATGGAATAAACGAAACGATAGATAACTTTAATCCTAGATCTCCTTTTGATCTTATAGAAGCAACTGAAACTAAACCTAGGTACGTAGAGCATAAATTAACAGATTATTAAAATGAATTTAGTTTTTAACGGTTGTAGCTTTGTTAAAGGTAATGCTCTCAGGACGCATCACGATACTGGAGGACATGAAAATCTTTCTTGGGAAGAAAAAGAGCCATTTAACTTTACTACTTTATTATCTAATAAGTTAAATGGTAAACAAATTAATATTGCATCTGCAGGAGGATCAAATGATAGAATAATAAGATCAACGTATGAATGGATTAAGCAAAATCCTAATGAAGTTAAAGATAGTATATTTGTTATAGGTTTAACTGAAATATTAAGAAGCGAAAAGTTTTGTGCTAATACAAAAACTTATGTAAAATGGAGGTATACTACTTTTGCTAATAATGCTAGAAATTTTAAGAAAGAAGCATTAATGTTATTAGATACTAAATTTTATGAGTTTGTTAAGAAAAATTATTTAGAAGAAAAGGTATTAGAGTATGCTAAAATGGATCTACTTTTATTCTCTGATTTTGAAAATGAGTATAAAAAACTTAATCAACAGTTAGATATGCTTCAAGGTTATATAGATAATTTAGGAGGTAAACTATTAGTTTTTGCAGCTATGTTAGAACTTGAAAATACTTACTACAATAGAAATGAAGACTTTGCTACTGAAGGAGCATCTTTAGATACTTCTAACTTTAATTTTCTTACGTTTCCCGAACAAGGTTCTAATTGTTGGAGATCATATATTAAAAGTTATAATGCTAATTATCATGCTTATGATCACCCTGCAATAGATGATCAACCTGTATTAGTTGATATACTATTAAATTATATAAATAAAAATTTTAAATGAATAAAGATATAATGGTTATTAGCGCTCCTGTAGATACCTACTCAGGGTATGGAGCTAGAGCTAGAGATTTAATCAAAGCTATAATTAATTTAGACAGGTATGAGATAAAGATACTTTCTCAAAGATGGGGTAATACTAGATTCGGGTACTTAAAAGATCATAATGATACTGAGTTAAGTTCTAGAATAGTAGATAAGTTACAATCAAAACCAGATATATGGATACAAATTACTGTTCCTAATGAATTTCAACCTATGGGAAAATATAACATAGGAGTAACTGCTGGTATAGAAACTACTATATGTCATGGTAGTTGGTTAGAGGGTTGTAATAGAATGAATCTTGTAATTACTTCTTCACAACACAGCAAAAACGTATTCGAAAAAACTGTATTTGAAAAAATAAATAATCAAACTAAACAAAAAGAAGGAGATTTAAAAGTTACTACTCCTGTAGAAGTATTATTAGAAGGAGCTGATTTATCTAAATACTTTGTTACTAAAGTAAATTCTAATACAGAAATAGTTAAGTCAGTAGATTCTATTAAAGAATCATTTTGTTATCTATCTGTAGGACATTGGATGCAAGGCAATTTCGGGGAGGATAGAAAAAATATAGGTTATTTAATTAAAGCTTTTACTGAAGTATTTAAAAATAAAATGAAGAAACCTGCTTTAATACTTAAAACTCAAAAAGTAGGAAGCTCAATAATCGATCAAGAATATTTACTTAGACAGATAAATGCTATTAGAAGAGAGACTAAAGGAACATTACCTAAAATTTATATACTTCACGGAGAAATATCAGACTATGAAATGAATCAATTATATAATCATCCTAAAGTTAAAGCGATGGTTAGCTTTACAAAAGGAGAAGGTTTTGGAAGGCCATTACTTGAATTTAGTTTAACCGGTAAACCAATAGTAGCATCAGGATGGTCAGGACAAGTTGATTTTTTAGATAAAGATAAAGCTATTCTCATAGGAGGTTCATTAGAAAACGTTCATGAGTCAGCAAGTATGAAAGATATGATACTTACTGAAGCGAAATGGTTTAAACCTGATGATAATCAAGTAGGGCATGCTTTTAAAGAAACTTATAAGAATTATAAAAATTATATTCAACCTGCAAAATCTTTAGCTCATAGAAATAAAAAACTATTTAGCTTTGAAGCTATGGAAGAAATTATAAAGAGTTTATTTGATAAATATATCCCTGAATTTCCAAAGCAAGTGGAACTGAAACTTCCTTCTCTAAAATTACCTAAATTAGTAAAAAATGGATAACTTAATACAAAGCCCAGTCAGTGATAGTAATGCTTGTTATGTTACTGAACTAAACGATGGAATTACTTCTTATTTAGATTTCGGGAGTGGTTTTACTACTACTACTTTAATGATTGAAAAATCGCAACAAGTAGCTAATGCAATAGAATCATCACCAGAACTTTTTAAAGATATTAGGAAGATTGATAAAGATGGGTTAATATGGTTTCCTGCTACTATATCTATTCCTAATTCCGGAATGGTTTTTGCTGATGGTACTTCTAAAGATGACTGGAAATGGTCGGCTGTTAAATCTATTTCTCTTACAGAAGATGAAATTCAATCTGGTAAGTTTCCTGCTGGTCAGGCTACTAAAATGGATATGAATAATGCAAAAAGTTTTCCAAGAGAAAAAGGATTTATAGATGCTTTAGAGGAAATAGGATTCTTTGGTATTGATTTTACTAAACCAACAGTTAAATGAAAATAACCTTCGCTATAACAGTATGTAACGAACAATTTGAGATAATCAGGTTAGTTGAAATGATTTTAGCTAATAAAAGGACACAAGACGACATAGTGGTGTTGTATGATCAAACTAACGGTAATTCTGAAATACCTACTTGGTTAACAAAAAAATCTAATCTTCCTGGTTTTCAATTTTGGAGAGGAGCTTTTAAAGGTAACTTTGCTGATTGGAAAAATAAATTAACTGAGTACTGTTCTGGGGATTATATATTTCAGATAGATGCTGATGAATATCCTAATAAAGAATTATTTACTTATCTTCCTATGATATTAGAATCTAATCCTAACAATGAAGTTTATTTAGTTCCTAGAGTAAATACTGTAGAAGGTCTTACTGAAGGTCATACTAAAAAATGGGGATGGAATGTAAGTAATAAAGGTTGGATAAACTGGCCGGACTATCAATGGCGTATATGGAAAAATAAACCTGAGATCAAATGGAAAAATAAAGTACATGAAGTACTTACTGGTTTTAAAGCTTACGCTCCATTACCAGCGGAAGAAAAATTAGCATTGTATCATCCAAAGACGATTGACCGTCAAGAAATACAGAATAAATATTATGAATCTCTCATTAATTAATAACTATTTTGATCCTAAAACAGTATTAGATATAGGAGCGAATGTAGGGCAGTTTCATTCTAATGCTAAAAGCATTTGGCCAGAAAGCTATATTTTTTCTATAGAAGCTTCAGATGCTTGTGAACCATATTTAAATGAAATTACTAATGACTATCTTATTTGCCTATTGACTAAAGATGATACTAAGTATGAATTTTTTAGTCGCAAAAATGATCCAACCTGTACTGGTAATTCAATATATAGAGAACTAACTGAATTTTACTCTGACGATCAATTAGATGTAATTAAAAAGGACGGTATTAAACTTGACGATTTATTTACTAAAGATTCGATGTTTGATCTAATAAAAATTGACACCCAGGGATCAGAGCTAGATATTTTAGAAGGAGGAAAAGAATTATGCAAAAAAGCAAAAGGTATTCTGTTAGAAGTTTCGTTTAATGAATATAATTTAAATGCTCCTTTGGTAGATCAAGTACTTAAATATATGGATAATTTTAAGTTTAAACCTGCTATAGTTTTGGACATTCAGACTAATCATGGTTCACACCAAGAAGATATTTTATTTTTAAATGAAAGATAATTTACTTATAGGAGCTGTAAGCGGAAATTACGGTGTAGAAGATATTAAAACTTGGGTAGATACCTCAGAGTATGGCTTTAGTAGAACTCTTATAGTATTTAATGCTAAAGACAACAATGAATTACTTCCATATTTAGAATCTAAAAATATAAAATACATTCTTCCTACTTTCGATTTTTGGGGTAACGAAAAAGATTTTTTTGAACATCACACAGGTAAAATGAATTTGCAGAATAGCTTTGATCTTATACATAATATGAGATTTATGTATATTCATAAGTATCTACAAGAACAGAAGTATAATAAAGTATTAGTAACTGACGTAAAAGACGTTAAGTTTAATAGTGATCCTTTTACTATGCTTCCATCCGACAAGTTAGTAGCTACAGGAGAAGTTATAAAGTATAAAGATGATGAATGGAATATGCAGCATTTAATTTATAATATCGGTATATTTGGATTTGATTTTAAAGAAGAAGAAGTACTTAACGTAGGAGTTTTTGGAGGTTCAGCTGATTTAGTTAGAGATTTAAGCAGAGATATATTTTTACTATCCGCTGGTAAACCTAAAGTAGCTGATCAAACTTCATTTAATTACTTAGCTAGAACATTATATAAAGATAAGTTTATTTTTACCAGCATACATGATAAGATCGCTGTTCATCTTCAGGTTATAGTAAATGGGTTAGTTGAATTTGATTATAGTACTATTCCGTACTACCCAATAGTTCATCAATACGATAGAATAAAAGATGTATAGTATTATAATATCATATAGAGATAGAGAGTCACATTTAGAAATGCTTCTTCCTAGACTAGAAGAACTTTTTGATAGTAAAGACTATGAAATTATTATAGCTGAACAAGATAATAATGAAAAGTTTCAGAAGAATAGTTTATACAATTTAGCCGCAGTAAGAGCTAAAGGAGATATTTTTATATTTCATGATGTTGATTACTACCCTGTTGAAGATATTTCTTATGATACTAAAGTCGATGTTCCATTTTACCCAGTTGGTAAAGTTTTATTTTTAAATGAAAATAATCAACCGAGAAAAATTGAAGATATTCCTGCTGGGTATAGAAATTTTCACGTTACAGTAGGAGATCATTCAGGAGGGGTATTTGTTCTTTCAAAAGAATTATTTTTTAAAACTAATGGACTAAATCCTTTTTTCAAAGGTTGGGGTAAGGAAGATGATGCAACTAGAGATAGATTAAGATTTTTAGGATATAATTGGAAAAGAAATAACAAAGCTTTATTTTATGCTCTATACCATAAGGATAGTAAACCTGATGATAACGATAATGACTTTGTAAATAATAATAAACTCTATATGAATCTTACCTCAGATACTGAAGTAGGTTTAAATAATGTTAACGGTAAGGTAGAAGAGTTTGATATGCCTGATCATTCTAATGTAAGATGGTTAAAAATAAAAGATTTTGAATATAAAAGTTAATATTTCACCAGGAGAGTTATTAGATAAAATTTCTATTATAGAACTCAAACTTCTTAAAATAAACGATACAGCTAAACTTAATAATATTATGATTGAGTTTGAAGCTCTAAACCCTCAAGTAGTAGAATTATTAGAAAAATTTAAAGAACCTCTTAAACAAAAGTATTTGCATCTTTCAGAAGTTAATGAAACGTTATGGGATATAGAGGATGCTATTAGAGTAAAGGAAAAGAATAAAGAGTTTGATAGTAAATTTATAGAGCTTGCAAGATCAGTTTATAGACAAAATGATAAAAGAAGTATTATTAAAAAGTTTATAAATCAAATGACTGACTCTAGTTTAACAGAAGAAAAATCATATGAAGAATACTAAAGTTCTAGTAATTACTTATGGTTACTTTGGGGATATAGCTTTTGCGTCTTCTTTAGCTGAGTTTCTAAAAAAAGAATACGATACTGTTGATTACCTGATAGGGTTTCCTCAAATGAGAAAATTAATAAATAATAATCCTTTTATAAACAAAGTATTCGTACCTCCTAATCCAGGTCCAGCTCCTTCAACTAGCGTTGAATTTCAGTTAACGTATTCGAAAGTTATACAATTAGGTCCTTTATCGTTTACTAAACCTCCAGTGGTAGAATATAAACAGCAAGCAGGAATAAAGGATAAAAGCCCTGAATATAAACTTTATACCGATCCTGATTTGGATTCAGCTGTTCAGACTTTATTTACTGATTTGCCTAAAAATAAAAAAGTTATAGCTGTTATGAATAATTGGAAGGAGAAAACTTTTACTTTTACAGAAGAGCAATATAAAGCAGGAATAGATGTTCCAAATTTAGGTTATGGTGGGGCTCATAGAGATACAGATAAAATTATTTCGGTACTCTCAGATTATTTTACTATATTAACAGTAGGAGTAGATGGAAGCAATCAACATCAAACTGTTAATACTGATGATTACGATTCAAAATCTATTTTATTTGAAACTTCTATTATGAAATACTGTAATGCTTTTGTAGGTGCTGAAGGAGGTTTATGTAATTTAGCTGCAGGAGTTGGCACCAGTACCATTATTACAGGAGATTTTATACATCAACTGTATGGATGGAATGGAGTAATAAAAAAAATTAATGAGCCTAAATTAGGACCCGAAAATTATTTTAAAGAGGGTAAGCATAAAACATTAGACCCTTACCTATCAGATGAACAAGTTGTTGAACAAATAAAATTATTACTATGACTAAAAAATTAAATATACTTATTCCAATGGCTGGAGCTGGAAGTAGATTCCAAGAGGCAGGATATAATCTTCCTAAGCCATTGATAGATGTTAAAGGTAAACCTATGATTCAACACGTGGTCGAAAATATTGCTTTAGAAGGTAGATATATTTTTATAGTCCAAAAAGAACATTACGAAAAATATTCTTTAAAATATATTCTTAAATTAATTAAACCAGACTGTGAAATTATTATTACGGATGGATTAACTGAAGGAGCAGCATCAACTACTTTACTTGCTAAAGATTTAATAAATACAGATGATGCTTTATTGATAGCTAATTCTGATCAATGGATAGATTGGGCTCCTAATCATTTTTATGATTACGTTAACAGAAGAAATGCTGATGGAGCTATACTTTCTTTTATATCTAATTCTCCTAAACATAGTTACTCTAAAATAGAGAATGGTTATATAACTGAAGTAGCAGAAAAAAAAGTTATTAGTAATCATGCAACAGTAGGAATATACTATTGGAAAAAAGGAAGAGACTATATAGACTGTACTAATAATATGATAGAAAAAAACATAAGGTATAATAATGAATTTTATGTCTGCCCAGTTTATAATCAACTGATAGAAAAAGGTGGGATGGTTCTTCCATACGCTATACCACAGATGCACGGTATGGGAACTCCTGAAGAATTAAATAAATTTCTTAGTATAAATTAATGAATATATTTAAATTAGAATCTCAGATAAATAAAGATGAATATTTTATAGTGGAATACTATCTAGGTTCCTCTATTAATCTTAGAGAAGCATCATGGCAACTTGCTATAGGTCAAAGTGTCGGTAATCCTAACGTTCGTAATAGATGGGAAACTGATGAATTATTCGAAAAGTATTCATGTTTAATATTAGATACTGAAAAGAACTTAAGTCAAAAAAAAGAAGGTAAGGTTAAAATAGCTTTTCCTGTAATTAATATAGATTTTAAAACTGATGGTATTGCTCATTTGTTAGTTAACATTATGGGAGGTCAAATGGATATAGAATCAATTGATGTATGTCAAGTATTAAATATATACTTTCCTCAATCGGTTCATGATCTATTTTTAGGACCTAAATTTGGAATAGAAGGCATAAGAAAATTTACAGGAGTAAATAATAAACCTTTACTAGGTGCTATAGTTAAACCTAAAACTGGTATAAGTGCTAGTCTGCTCTTACAGATGGTAAAAGAATTAGTAGAAGGAGGAGTTAATTTTATTAAAGAGGATGAAATTATGTCTAACCCTTCTTTCTGTACTATAGAAGAAAGAGTTCCATTAATAATGGATTACTTGAAAGATAAAAATGTTATTTATTCTGTCTCTATCCATGCTGATCCTCATCAAGTACTAGAGAGAGTAAAACTTGTTCATAAGCTAGGAGGTAATAGCGTTCACGTTAATTTCTGGTGTGGAATGGGTATATATAAATCTATAAGAGAACTTGATCTTCCATTATTTGTACATTTTCAAAAAAGTGGAGATAAAATACTTACTAACCGTAAACATAATTACTATATTGAATGGAAAGTTATTAGTAAACTAGCAGGTATGATGGGAGTAGACTTTATTCATGCAGGTATGATAGGAGGGTACTATAAATGGGACGAAGACGAAGTATTAGATTCAGTAGACGAACTACATAAATATGGAGTAATGCCAGCTTTAAGTTGCGGGTTTCATCCTGGGCTAACTGATTTGGTTTGTAAAAAAGTTGGTAATGATTTTATGGCTAATGTTGGAGGAGCTATTCATGGACATCCCGAAGGTACTTTAGCAGGAGCTAAAGCAATGAGACAAAGCTTAGATAAAAAGTATGGAGTAGAATATTTTCAAGCTATATCTAAATGGGGTAAAGCATAATTATGAAAAAAATAGCATTATGCATCTCAGGACAGCCTAGATTTGTTGAGGAAGGTTATGAAAAAGTTTTAAAGCCATTTGTTTTAGATGGAAATGATGTAGATGTATTTATTCATAGTTGGATACCTGACGAAGAGCAAATAGGTAAACCTTATATTAATGCTGGAGGACATCCTATGGGAAAAGAAGTTGAAGAAGGTATATTTGATACTGTATCTAAACTTTATAATCCTACTCGAACTTTTTATGAGAAGCAAAGATTTTTTGAGTTCGGTAAATATGCTGAAAGAACTCTTCCTCATATAAGAAGTGATTACCTTTTTAGTATGTTTTATTCTATCTGGAAGTCTAATAATATTCTAAATGATTATATAATAGAAACTGGTATAGAATACGATTGGGTAGTTAGATCTAGATTTGATGTTCAGCTAAATAAGAAAATTGATTTTAATCTTAACGCTTCTTCTATCTTAGTTCCTTATGGGTGTTGGAGTGATGAAGGATTAGTAGATTGTTTTGCATATTCAAATAAATCTAATATGGATATATACTGCAATCTTTATAATAATATTGATTATATAATGCATTCTTCTGACATTGGTTTTTGTTGTGAATTTATTCTTAAACAATATTTAGATACTATGAAAATAGACGTTCAAGAACTATTCTGGCATTCTCTTTATAGATGAAAATAATATCACATAGAGGAAATTTATCAGGGCCTGATCCTAAACAAGAAAACAAACCATCTCAAATTATAAGTGCTATTGAAAAAGGATATGAAGTTGAAATAGATGTATGGTTTAAAGATAAAAAGTTTTATTTAGGACATGATGAACCTCAGTACGATTTTCCGTTTGAATTATTAGAAAAGTTTTATACTAAATTATGGGTTCATGCTAAATCTTTTGATACTTTAAATAAACTAAAAGATATAGATTATGATGGTAATTATTTAAATTATTTTTGGCATCAATCTGATGATTATGTTTTAACTTCTAAAGGATATATTTGGACTTTCCCTAATAAATTCTTATCTTATAATAGTATTTGTGTCAAACCAGAAATACAGACAGAAAAAGTTTTTTTAGACTGTGCAGGTATATGTACGGATTTTCCTATTAAGTATGAAAATAATTTATAGAATATCGGACGCAGGTTATAATAAAGTCAAACCCGATTTTATTACTAACGAAATATGTTTAAGGAATTTTGTAGATGTATTTCTTCCTAACGATTTTACTGTTATAGCTGATAATATATCTGAGGATACTAAAAAAATGATACTTGAGTATATTCCTGAAGATTGTATTGAATATGTAAAAGTAGGTCATGGAGCAGGTACTTTTAATCTAGCATTAGATAAAGCATTAACTTATAGTGATGAAGAAATAATTTACTTTATTGAGAATGATTATCTGCACACCCCAGATGCTAAAAAAATATTAAAAGAAGGTTTCGATATTGGAGCTTCTTTCGTATCTTTATATGATCATCCTGATAAGTATCTTTCTCCAGATAGAGGAGGTAATCCATACTGTCAAGGTGGAGCAGAAGATACTAGAGTGTATTTAACTAGTAACTCTCATTGGAAAATAACTAATAGTACTACTATGACTTTTGCCGCTAAGGTTAAAACTTTGAAAGAGACTGAAAGAACTTTAAGAGAATTTACTAATGGAACTCACCCTCATGATTTCCAAATGTTTCTTAAGCTAAGAGAGCAAAATCAATTATTAATAACCCCTATACCAGGTAAGTCTACTCATGGAGAAACTGCTTGGTTGTCACCACTAATAGATTGGAATAAATATGCATAACAAAACAATTTTAATTACCGGAGTAGCTGGATTATTAGGAAGCAGATTAGCCGAATATATAATCGAAAAGAAACCTGGTAATACCGTTATAGGTATAGATGACCTTTCAGGAGGATATAAAAGTAATATACCTAAAGAGGTCAAATTTTACAAAGCAAATACTTTTGATGATAAGATTAAAGATATATTTGAATTAGAGCAACCTGATATAGTATATCATTTTGCTGCTTATGCTGCTGAAGGTTTATCTCCCTTCATTCGTACTTTTAACTACGATAATAATTTAAAGAGTACTGCTTCTATAGTTAACGAATGTATTAAACATAACGTAGAAAGGTTAGTATTTACTTCTACTATGGCCGTTTACGGTAATGGATGGCAAGGTAAAAGACCTTTTGAAGAAATAGACCCTCCTCGTCCGATAGATCCATACGGTATTGCTAAGTATGCCTGCGAAATGGATATACAATGTGCCGGTGAACAGCATGAATTAGATTGGTGTATACTCAGACCTCACAACGTTTACGGACGTAATCAAAATATATGGGATAAATATAGGAACGTTTTAGGTATTTGGATGTATCAATATATGAATAATATACCTCTAACTATCTTTGGTGATGGTTCTCAAAGAAGAGCTTGGAGTAGTATAGATGATTGTTTAGAGCCAATGTGGAAGGCTGCATTTATTCCTAAAGCATCTAAAGAAATAATTAACCTAGGAGGTCCTGAGTTCACAACTATTAATGAAGCTTGTAGAGTAGTAAGAAATGTTATAGGTGGAGGAGATAAAGCTCTTATAGAAAAGATTGAGGTAGTATATGAAGAAGCTAGACATGAAGTCAAAAATGCTTACCCAACATGGAAGAAGTCTGAATTAATATTAGGTTTTGAACATACTACTTCTTTAGAAGACGGATTGACTGAGATGTGGAAATGGGCTCAGACTCAACCTAACAGAGAAAGATTTGTCTGGAAAAAATATGAATTAGAAAAAGGAATATATAATTTTTGGAAAAATGATAAGTCTAATAATACCAACTTACCGCAACCCGAAGTATCTGGATATTTGTCTTAAATCTGCCGTAGAAGGTCAGATTAACTATAAGGATAAGAACGAAATAATAGTAGTTGTAGATGGCTTTGTAGAAGAAAGCAAAGATGTCTTAGAGAAATACAAGGGAAAAGTTCAAGTACTTCCTCTAGAAGGTAATCTTGGTATGCAAATGGCTCTTAATTTAGGAGTTATGAATGCTACCAATGAACGAATAATGATTATTAATGATGATAATGTTCTATGTGTAGGTTGGGATTCTATATGGGCAGATATGTCTGAAGGAGAAGTAATAACTATAAATCAAATTGAACCTACAGGACCAGGTATATTTAATTTTCCTGTGAAAGATCTTGGAAAGACCCCAGAGGAGTTTGACTATGATGATTTTGTTCTTTATGAAACCAGTATAAGTTCTAACGAAGTATCAGATGATGGAGGTATATTTCCTTTTGCCATATTTAAAAAGAATTATATGATGGTAGGGGGATTTGATACTGTTTACCAATCACCTTTTATTTGTGACTGGGATTTCTTTCTTAAGTTAGAATTAGCTGGGTGTACTTTTACTAGAACACATAGTCAACATTTTTACCACTTTGGTTCTACTGCTACTAAGAACGGCAAAGAGGGAGAAGCTTTCAAAGCTACTGAAGCACCAGCTGCTGAAACTTATATTTATAAATGGGGAACACCTCCAGGTATTTATGAAAATAATTCTCATATACCTAAAGGTAAATTAATTAAAGGAATACAATTTTAAATGGAAAAGAAATACTTAATAGAATTTACTCATGCAGATGGGACTAAAGAAGAAGTAGAATTAGTTACTGATAGATTAAAATGGTCTATTGATCAGTGGTCTAGACATAGAGCTGTAGTAAGTCATAAAATTTTAGAAGAAGGAAGTTCTAACGCTAAAAATATGTTACTTGGATGATAGGAATAATAGGTCAAGGTTTTGTTGGTAATGCAGTATATCAAAAGTTTAAAAATTTCTATGAAGTTTTAACTTACGATTTAGATAAAGAAAAATCTAATTCAACTTTAGATGATTTAATATTTAGAAGTGAAACTATATTCGTATGTCTTCCAACTCCTATGAATAAGAATGGGTCTTGCGATACTACTATACTTGAACAATCTTTATATAACTTAGATCTAGTTGCAGACAATTTAGAGACTAAAAGAACTATTATAATTAAATCTACTATACCTCCAGGAACAACAGATAAATTTAATAAACAATACCCAGCTCTAAATATAGTATTTAATCCTGAATTTTTAACTGAAAGGAATGCTGTAAAAGATTTTGAAAATCAAAATAGGATAATAATTGGAGGACCAAGACCTGTAACTACAGAGGTTAAGACTATTTTTAGTAAAGTTTTTCCTAAATCACATATTATTAAGACTGATTCTTCTCATGCAGAAATGATAAAGTATATGACTAATACATTCTTAGCAACTAAAATATCTTTTGCTAATGAAATATATCAGCTATGTAGTAAATTAAATATAGATTACGATAAGGTAGTAGAGTACGCAACTTTAGACGATAGATTAGGTGAATCACATTGGGGAGTTCCAGGTCATGATGGAGACTTGGGATTTGGTGGCCATTGTTTCCCTAAGGATTTGGCAGCGTTACTCTACTTATCTTATCAATATAATACAACTAACGGAGTACTTAAAGCTACACAAGAAACAAACAATAAAGTTAGAAGCGATAGAGATTGGGAAAGAATGAAAGGAAGAGCTGTCTCCTAGCTATTTATAATGTAGTACCTATATTCTAATATACAATTATGAGTAATAAAATCGAACAATACGTAAAAAAGTTAATAAGCGAAGCTGCTAGAATTAAATTTGCTGGTCACACGTTTGTATTAAAAGTGGATACTAACGAAGATCCACAGAAGAAAGGAGTAAAGGTTCAGTTTCTCCCTACTCAATTCGGCTCTATTACTTCTACAGAGCAAAATGACATTGCTATAGAATTAGAAAAAAGACTATCGAAAGGATTAGAGCAATTCGATATGAAAGTTGAAAGAGATAGAAATCTCAAAGATAAGACTATTATAGGTTTCTTTATTTATATAGAATACTTTGATCGAATTATAAGAAAAGCTTTATCAGGAACTAATCCTGAATCTGAGTATCAACCTAACGATGCTAATGATAACAAAGAGGTATAATAAATGGCTTTATACGGTCTCTATTTCAAAGAAAAAAGTGAACGAGTATTTAAACGTACTAACATAGTTCCTGATGATCCTGAGGATAGAATTGAAGCTAATAGTCCAGTTGTAGCTCGTTTAAATTTTATTCGTAAGCTTAAATTACCTTTTAAACAATTTCAAAAACTTTATTCAGTAAGAAAAATAGCCTCTTTAGATTCTTTAGATATTAAGCAAAAAGATAATATACTTTTAGCTGCTGCTATAGAAGAAGCTACTGTTGTTGCTTCTTATGAGGATAGAAGGAAAATAAGAACTGAAGAAGCAGTAAATCGAAATAAAGGTTTAGCTACACAATTAGTAGTTAAGGATTTTAATCCTCATATGATGTATGATCCTGAGACTAGTGAAGGGATAATGGTTAAGACCTACGAAGATCATGTTAAATATAATGAACTTGGGTACACTCATGATAAACCAGTTATAAAAAGAATCCCAGAAGAAACAACGACAGTAAATTTGACTCCTATATCTGATGAAAAATTATCTAGAGATCAAGAATTAGAACGAAAGAGAATTGCTAATAGGAGTCCTAATAAAGATAAATTTAGAACTAAAGAAGATCAAAGAAAAAGAGCAGAGGAAAAGAAAAATGCCTTTTCCAAAGATACTAAATTTGGTCCTAGAAAAAGAATTAAATCTACAACAAGAACTATTCGACCTGATAAGCAAGAAGGACAACAAGAAGTAGATATAGTTCAAGAAGTCAGTACTGAAACTGTGGTAGAAGATCCAGGTAGAATATCTTACCCTTCAACAGGAGGTGGTTCAGTATCTGGAGGAGGATCCAGCGGCGGAGGCGGCGGTGGTTATTAGTTTTTTTTCTGAATAATTTTTCGTATATTTATAGATATGAAGCATAAAAATACAGTTAGAAGGGTATTTAATAATTACTTTAACCTTAGGGTTAGAATTAGTGCTAAGGAAGTAGATCAATCTATTATGAAAAAAAGTTTGTTTTTAAATATAATCAAAAAACTTAAAGAGATAGAAGAAAGAAGAGATTTTATGCAAGATGAAATTGGCATGGATATGACTACTTATGAAGATAAGTTTTTTCAAGTTATAGAAGATCTTTTTAAATTAAATTTTAATAAACCTCAGATAAGTTTAATCCAAGCATATATTTATGAGGCTACTAGACCTGATGATTGGGATGGTACTGTAACTTTAGAAGTAAGTAAGAGTAGTACTAAAACTTATGATCTTAAAACTCCAGAACAGCTTTGGTCTGTAGTACAACTTTTAGGTAAAGAATAGTTGTTTTTCTGAATAATTTTTCTTATATTTATATCTAATTAAAAAACGGTTATATGACTCAAACTATGCAAAGTATTCAAATGTTAAAATGTCCATCATGCGGTGAAATGACTCTACATCCTAAGAGAAAGGAAATGGGCTATCACGTATGTGTTCATTGTTCAACAGCTAAACCTGTAGTAGGTATAACTACTGTAGAAGGTTCTGGTGATCATACATACAACGATATTATTATTATGGATCAAGATAGAGCTAGGAAAATAGCACAAAAACAAGCTGAGCTATCAGGTAGAGTAGTGCACTTGGAAATGTTAGACTTAGATGTAGACGAAACTGCTGTATCTCAGTCAGTAAAAGAAAAAGTTAATAATGTATTAGAAGATGAAGAAACTCCTTTTAATACTTTTGATCCCAACGAAGAAAAACAAGGTATAGAAGGAATTGATTATTAATGCCTCGCCCTACTAAAATATTAACTAAAGAAGATATTATTAGAGCTCAAAAAGTAACGAGATCTAATATGGCTGCTGCTAGGTATCTGCATGTATCTTATAATCATTATAAGAAGTATGCTAAAATGTATAAGAATGATGAAGGTAAAACTTTATTACAGTCTCATATGAATCAAGCAGGAGAAGGAATTCCTAAATTTACTGTTGCAGGTGATAAAGAAGTACCGTTAGTAGATTTATTAGAAGGAAGAGTCCCAATTGAGCATTTCGATCCTAGAAAGATTAAAGCTAGATTATTAAGTGAAGGTAAATTAGTCGAAGTTTGTGATAAATGTGGCTTTGCTGAACGAAGAGTAGTTGATCAAAAAATACCTGTTATTCTTAATTTTAAAGATGGAAATAAAAAAAATTGGCATTTAGATAATCTCGAGTTTCTCTGCTATAATTGTTCGTTTTTGTATGCAGCATCACCTATTGAAGAAAAACGTGCAGAGGCAATGGAAGACTACGTGAGAACAAAAGATCAAGAACCTGATTGGGAATTGGATGAACATCATATTGAGCATCTTAAAGAACTAGGCTTATATAACGAGGAAAATCCTGGAGATGAATACATCTCTAGACTCTAAACCTATTTATACACATGGCAAAGAAAAAATTCGATAAATTTTCTACCTGGAAAAAGAAAAAGCCATTAGAAAGAAAGGTTGCAGACGATCTAGTTAAGCAGTCAGAGCTCAATGATAAATTAAGAGAAAAAAATATAGGTAAAGGTTTCCTAGACTTATTTTAATCAAAACATTTTTTTATGAGAAACTTATTATTAACTGTTGCAGTGTCTTTGCTATCTACTGTTGTGATGGCATTTACAATGTATAGTCGACAACAAGTAGAACCAATAGAAGAACCTCCGTCGAGGCCCTTGGCCTTGATAGATAATACCCCAAAGATAGAAGCACCAAAAGTAGTGCTTGTTATAAAAAATCACAATCAATTTTTAGAAGACTTAGGAATGAGAGAGTCTTCCGGAAAGTATAAAGCAGTCAATCAATTCGGTTACTTAGGTAAGTATCAGTTTGGTAGAAAGACTCTTAACGCATTAGGATATGATAACGTATCTAATAGAGAGTTTTTAGCTAATGCTTCTATTCAAGAAGAAGCTATGTATGCTTTATTAAGTCACAATAAACATATATTAAGAAAACAGATTGAAAAATTTCATGGGGAAACTATCAATGGAATATTTATAACTGAATCAGGTATATTAGCAGCAGCTCATTTAGCTGGTGCTGGTAACGTAAAGAAATTTTTTAGAAAAGGTTACGAATTCAAAGACGGTAACGGTACTAAAATGACTTCTTATATGATTAAATTTAGTGACTATAAGTTAGAGTTTTAAGTAATAGTAAATGATTATAAATCACAAGTATAAGTTTATTTTTTTTAAGAGTAAAAAAGTTGGCGGAACTAGTATGGAACTAGCTCTTGGTAAATTTACTACTGATAGTGATATAGTCACAAGAATAAGAAGTGAGGAAGAAGAAGCATTGAGAGATAATTTAGGTATTAATAATAAAAATGCTGGTAGTCTAGTAAATCATAGTACAGCTGCAGATTTATTAAAGTTTCTAGAAGCACCTCAATACAGAGATAAGGATATATTTAATTCTTATTTTAAATTTACTATTATTAGAGAACCAGTTGACCTTTTTATTAGTAAATACTTTTTTCAAAAGAACTCAGGCCCTAAAAATCCACCCCCAGACCATATTAATGAATGGGTTAAATTATTAAAGGAACGAAGATTATACGGTAAGAAAAATGTAAGTGATGAAAACTGGAATATATATTCTTTAGATAATAAACTCATTACTGACGATTATATTACATACAGTAAGGATTCAGGACCAGGATCTAAAATGTATGAAGACTGTTCAAGAATATCAGAAAAACTAAACTTTCCTGAAAATTTAGCAGATTTATTTTACAATACCAGAGCAAAAACTCAATATAGAGAAAAGGTCAAAGTAACTCTTTCTAAAGAATCTATAGATTTTATAGAAGAAGTTTCTAAACCTGAAAGAGAAGTTACTGGAATGAAAATAGCTCGCAAAGAATATGAGGGTACAATAACAAGGCCGTTTATATAAAATGAAAATAGATAGAGCTTTAATTATAAGAAGACTCCAAGTTCCTATTTCAATTGAGTATGCTGAAATGTGTGCTGCTTCATGCGAAGAGAATAATCTTCCTTATGAGTTTATAGATGCAGTTGAATTTCTATCTTGTGATGAAGCATTTAAATCTGTGGGTACATTTAGACAGAAGAAGTATGTAAATAAGGATGGGCATTGTAATGTGCATGCATCTCATATAAAATGCTGGAAACGTATTATAGAGTTAGATAAAGCTTGCATTATATTAGAACATGATGCTATTGTAAAAGGTGATGTAACAGATGTAGATATATTAGATAATACCATTACTACTTTTGGACATAGAGTAACAGAGTTAGATGAATATACTCCTCCTTCTCCTGCTATCGGGTTAATCGAAATAGAACGTTCATTCGGAGTACATGCTTGTGGACTTACTCCTACTACAGCTAATACTTTATGGCAAGCTACAAAAGATAAAGGTATATTTACAGGAGTAGATAACCTATTAATGATTCATAAATCTTCAGGCTTACCTCTCTTTGTATGTGAACCTCCTCAAGTTGTATGTTGGACTAGAGTCTCTACTATAGAGATTGAAAAAGGTAACTTTAAATCCAACACTACTAACTTTAATGAATCTTTTACAGACGGTTGGTTAAAAGGTTCTAATAAAAACGTAAAACAAATTATTTAGTAAAGTTTAAGTTGGAATTCTGATATTTTATTCTTATATTTATAGTATATAAAAATAAAGGTTATGGCAGAAAAAGGTGGACTAGAACAACAGAATCTTATTAACGAATATAACGTTGCAGGTTCTTTAGAAATTTTTATGGAAGGTGAATGGCGGAGAGTTACTTCGAAAGACTTTAGGTCATTTAATGGACCTCGTAAGATAACTCAACCTCAATATACTGAGTTAGGTAACGTAGATGTTCCCATGATGACTTATGAATACTTTGGCCCAGTTTATGCTTGGGGTACTAATAACGTAATAGATTATTCAGATACTGGCTCATTAGAGAAAGGTAAGGTATGGGATAAAGCTAGAAAAATATCTGAAAGCCGTGGTTAAATTACATTTTAAAAACCCAGAAGAATTTGAATCTCTTTTTAAATCTAGAGATATTAGAATTACTAATTCAGTTGTAAAAGGTATTAAAGAAGCTATGCAAAAAAATGCTCGTTCTGCAAAACTATTTGAATTAAGTTTTGAAGGAGCTGAATTGGCTTATGAAATAGCTCTTCCTCAAAAGGAATGGTTAGGAGCTTTAAAAACAAGTTTAGATCATTATCATAAAAATAATTTAGTTAATGAGCAGATTGATACTTGGGAATTATTAGAAGTAGTTAAAACTTGGTAAAAAACTAAGAGATATAGTTGCTAGTTACAATTTTTATTCTTATATTTATATTATATAAATTAAAAAGGTTATAATTATGAAAGATGTTATGTTAAGTTTTGGTAAAGGTTTAGATGGGTACCTAACCAAAGATCAGATTAGAAACTCCTCTCCATTAGTATTTGCAGATGCACCTACTAACCCAGATGTTAGTAGTAAATACTTGTTTGTTAACACTGAAACTATTATTGATGATCTAGATAAGTTAGGATGGTTACCAGTTCAAGCTGCTCAAAGAAAGAGCAGAAAAGAAGGAGGTACTATCTTTTCAAAGCATATGGTTGCTTTCCAGAATCCAGATATTAAGATTACTTCAGCTGATGGTGATGATGCTTACCCTAGAATACTTCTTACTAACTCTCATGATGGTATGCAATCGTTTAAATTCTCAGTAGGTATATTTAGACTAGTATGTAGTAACGGTTTAGTTGTTGCTGATGAGAAATTTAGTGACTTTAATATTAAGCATAAGGGGTATACTTTTACTGAACTTAGAAATGTAGTTAAGCAAGCAGTAGAAGATCTTCCTAATAGAGTTCAGGTAATGAATGATATGAAGAATAGAATCTTAACTGAAGAAGAGAAGAGAAAATTAGCTTTAGATGCTATGCTTATTAGAGCTGGAGTTAAAGAGCTTCAGTATGATGAAGAGACTATTACTGATATTTTAGATCCTAAAAGAGATGCTGATAAAGGAAATGACCTTTGGAGAGTCTTCAATGTTGTTCAAGAGAAGATTACTCAAGGAGACTTTCATGCTGCTTTAACTGGAGCTAAAGTACGTAAGGTACGTAAGATTAAATCCTTTGAGAAGGATATGAAAGTTAATAAAGAGTTGTTTAAGTTAGCTACAGCATTAGTTTAAAAGTTGGTAGTTACAAAGTTTTTTACTATATTATAGAATATTAATTATTAAAAATAGGTTATATTATGTATTCAATTGCAAACAAACTACCTAGTGTAGAATTTTTAAAAGAAAGATATGAAGTTGATCCTTCATCACCTTCAGGGTTAAGACACAAATTTGATGTTAGAAATCGTTCTGCATTAGCAGGAGACCGTGCTGGTTCTAGAAACGGTAATGGTTATTACCATATCAGGGTTAATGGTTCTTATACTAATACTTCTAGAATTATTTGGAAAATAATTAAAGGTAAAGACCCAGATCAAGTTATAGATCATATAGATGGTAATCCGGCAAACAATAGAATCTCTAACTTAAGAGATGTTACTCAAAGAGAGAATTCGTTAAACCGAAGAGATTTTAAATTAAGAAATACAAATGATAGAAGTTTTAAAACATATTTTAGGAATTTGTGGAGAGCATTGGCATCCTAATATTTGGACTGCCGCTGCTGCTTCACCTTTTATAGCAACTACTACTTACTGGATTAAATGTAAGTGTGGAGGATGGTTTAATCATAAAATAAATTGTAATGAAAGAAAAAGCTAAAGATTTTTTATTAAAATGGAATGCTATTATTATAGCATTTATTTGTCTTCTTTATTCGGTTGGGCTAGGCCTTTCCGGAAATACAGAAGAAGCTCAGTATTCGGCTCATTGGCCTGGTACTATTTTACTATTTAGTATAGCAATTAATCAGGTAATAAGACGGAGATGAGTTTTGCATTTTTTATAGTAGGTGCAGCTATTTTTAGTTTGTACGTATGGTTTACTCTTTGGATGATATTTGATCAAAATAAGAAGCAAAGAGAAGAGGGTAATGGTACTCAAGGCTATTATGAGCGTCATCAACCAGACTCGATAGATTTGGATGGTATGGGTGATCAAGGAAGAATCCCTTATCGTCCTCGAGTAAAGGCTGTAAAGAGAAAGAAAGGTAGCCAGAGTAGAATGAAGAACTATAATTGGAAGGATAAATAAAATGTGCTTAAGCGGAGCAATGTATGAACAAGATATGGAAGAAGAATTTAACGAAGAAGAATTCGATAGATGCGTAGTAACTGGTGAGTTAACCCCTTACCGTAAAACAGATCATATTGACTATAGAATGTTTTATGTTGAAGGTGTGGGTCAACTGTCAGAGAAAGCGTGGAGAGATATTTACGATAAATAAATTTTATATGAGTTTTTTAGCAGGTATATCATTTATGATACCTTTAGCGTTATTCACTGTTATACTTTTTTACTTAAGTAAATTTATACCTAAAGAAGGAGTTCAACTACCAGTATTTTTAATGATTGCAGGGGATGGAATATTAGTAGCGTTGTGGTATTTTGGATTAAAAGAAATAGTAGATACTTTAAAGGAATTTAGATTAGGCATAGGGCTATCTTTTGTATCAGCATCGTTTGGTAGATCGATTTATTTCATGCTTCAGAATAAGGAAGTATAGTTATTCTGAGCTATTTATAATAAAATTATATAATGAAAGGAACATTATTTTCAGCAGATTTTGTATTCGATTCGTCGAATAATGCTAGGTTATTAGAAATTAATACTGATACTTCTTTAACTACCCCCGGTAATGAAAATTTAGATTTTACAGATTTTGGCACTGTTTTATCAGATAGCTCTCTGGATACTCTTCATATTATCTTTAAGCCTTTTCACCAACTAATAGTAGATAAATTAGTAGATTTTGTAAATAATAATGTTTCAAACATTACTACAATAACATTTCAAGAAGAAGAAACATGTTCGCTTTATGTAGGTGCAGTTGAAGATGCTAGTAATAAGTTTATACTTAGAATGGCTTACGATGAAGCAGCTATATTAGATTCTGAATACGCTAAATCTGAAATAAAATTATATAGTTTATTCAATACTAATAGTGATTTAGATTCTTTACCTCCCTCTTATCATTCTTCTTCTGTTCACGGTATAATAGATACTATTTCTCAATCGTTTAATGACCCTAATATTCCTGACTTTGTTAAAAAAACTGAAAACGCATCTGGAGCTACTTTATTATCTATAGGATTCTTAAAAGCAGGTCTTCCGGAAACAGGATCAGATTATAGACTTAATACTTTAATAGAAGAACAAAAAAAAGAAGATGTATTAATATCTAATTTTTTACCCAACCTATCAGGTTCTTATACTACTTCAGTAAGATCTATGCAAATAGTATATGGTAATGATTTAGATTTATGTTTTGTTGGTGAACATCAACAAGTTTCTTTATTTGATATTCCTTCTTCTATTACTACTGGGAGTCTTGACGGTTCTGACAAAGTCTCTCACGAGGTCCATCAAAAACACAGACACGAATTTACAACGAATCATCCTAAGTATAAGGGAGGTTTAATTAAAACTACTAATATTCTCAGCTCATCAGGTGATGCGTTTAATATTCAAACACTTAACTCTGGATCTGATTACTTTTACCAATCTTACTTTGTATCTGGTTCTCCGGATACTGATGCTGTAACTGAACTTAACGATTGGTTTTACTCAGGATCTAACTTTCCTTCAGGTTCCTATTTGACTTCTTCTAATGTAATTTTAGTAGAAGAAAACCTTAATCCTGATTTAGACATATACAAATTAGAATTAGAATCTGGTGATACTTTCTTATTAGGAAGTGTATCTTTATTACCGGTATTAGATACTGGCTCTAATGTAATTACTTGGAAATCTACTGAAAAAGTTTTACCCGGTAATAAAGTATTTGACGAGAATAATACTTCCTATTCAGTAGTTTCTAATACTTATCAAATTTCTGATACTAATGGGGAATATGATCTTTATCAACCTAATATGGAAGTAATAGATACTTATATACTTAAAGGCTCTAGTATGAATTTATTAGTTCATAACCCCTTTGGAGCGGGTAGAGGAGGATGCTTTATTAAAGGTACTGAAATTACTTTACCTAACGGTGATAATAAAGCTATAGAAGATATAACTCAAGGTGAGGAAATATTAACTCACAATCATGATTCCGGATTAGACGAAGTAGGTGTAGTAGGTTTTATAGAAACTCTAGAAGCAAATAAAATAATTAAGATAACTACGGATGGTAAACATACAAAGGAAATTACCTGCACCCTTGAACATCCTTTTTATGCTAATGGTAAGTATATCCAAGCAGAATATTTAGAAGTTATGGATCTATTGCATACAAATTATGGTGAGGATGTATTTATAAGCAAAGTAGAAATTTTAGACGAAACTCATACAGTCTATAATTTAAGAGACGTATCTGATAACCATAACTTTTATGCTAACAACATATTAGTTCATAATAAATAAACTATGGCAATTTATAGAGAAAAAACTTCATTTGAAGTACAAAATAAACCAGTTCATCCTATTACTGCTGACCAGAAGACTAAAGTTCGTGCAATTGTTACAAATTTTATTACATACTTGAAAGCTTCTATTTAATTAAATGTTAAAGGTTATAGATAATTTTCTTTCAGAAGAAATTTGTAATAAAATTATAAAAGATAATTTATCCAATTTTAAACCTATTCCTGAACTACCTCATGTTAGAAGATGTACTTCTAAGTTTATAGAGGCCCCTAAAATTAGAGAAGAACTTATATTTATAGTTAACGAAATAAGAAAAGATCTTACTGTAGATTCTACTTTCGAATTTATTCAATACAGTAAAGATGACCATTTTGAATGGCATAACGACGTTAGATTAAATAATCCTAAAACCGAAACTATTTCAGCTATTATATTATTAAACAATAATTTTAAGGGGGGTGATTTGCTATATAGAGAAAATTTAAAGATAACTAAATCTAACATTAATGTTGGTTCTTTAATTATTTTTCCTTCTAAATTGCAACACAAAGTTAATAAAATTACAGAAGGTTTTAGATATAGTTTATGCTGCTGGTTCTATAAAGACAATACTAAATTTAAATCAATAATATAGCTTATAGGTTTCATATGAACGTCGCTATTATAGTTTGGGGGTTTTATAGACAGTTTGATGCTGCTGTAGAATTCTGGGATGAGAGTTATTCTGAATATAACCCTGATTATTTTTTTTCTATATGGGAGGATAGTATGGAAAAATGTACTCTAACTGGTTTTAACTTTGATATTAGAAAAAAAGCTACTAGAAAAGACATTACTAAACACTACCCAGATGCTAATATAAATATATTTAAAAATAAAGCTTGTAAATTAGTTGCTGCTGAAAGAATATGGTTTTTATTAGAAAAAGCAGTCGACTCTATTCTTGAAAGTAATAAGAAATATGACGTTATTATAGTTAAACGAGCTGATGCATTTGAATGGAGAGATTACAAAATAACTGACAATTTAAAAAATAATACAATCTATACTTACCAAGGTAGACAGAGAGATTCTTATGGGAACCCACATTACGATTTTGGGGATATTTTCTTTTATGGTCGTAGTGATAGTATGGTTAAATTTATTAAAGGTTTTGTTAACTCTAAATATCTTAAACTAAAAGATGAATTTTGCCCACACAAAAGCCCAGATCAGTTCTTATGGGAATCAGATTTAGATATAGAGATATTTCCTGGCAATCATCATGAGCAATTAGTTCGCCCTATACACTTATTTATGTTTCCTTCTAATAAACCTATTAAAGAGTTTTTAGATGAGAATGCATGGATGTTTAATGGGTTAGAAGGACTATGGCATTATATTAGAACAAATAGAAGACAGTACTACTTTATTAGTGAGGACGAAATAGGAGAATAAGTAGATAGTCTGAAATATTTTTCGTATATTATAATAAACATAAAAATTATGAATGAGTTATATTACATTGCCGAATCAAAAATGAATTCAAGAATTTCAGCTACTATTATGGAAGGGGAACCTATAAGAGTAGATAATATCGTTTACGAGAGACTATGGAAGCGACCAGTTTATCGTAGTGAGAAACAAAGATTAGTTAATACTGATCAAACTGAAAGGATAATTCTTTTCAATTAAAAGTTGGCTTACTGAGATATATTTCGTATATTAAGGTATAATAAAAAAGTAAAAATAAAGGTTATGACAAAATTAGAAATTATTACTCAAAAAGTTAAACAACTTGAAGATCAATTAGATGCTATTGACTACAGGTATGATAATTTACGTTTTAGACGTAAACAAGAAACTATTAGAACTTTTAAAAAGTATATGACTCCTGATATTGAAGATATTACTGCTAAAAGAATAGATGATAGAAGAATGGAATTTAGATTACTTTCAGATGAATATGCTTCTGTTACTATCGAAAGAATTAATGTTGAAGATATAGAAAGATCTTCTTGGGATGATACTTTAGTTGATTTTAAAGCTTACTCTAATGGACTTTCATTGAAAAATGTAGAAGATCTTAAAAAAAGATCAGAATTGCAAGTTAAATTAGCTGAGCAGTTTGAAGACTTTAAAGATGATATGATTGCTGAAGTTAATACTTTGCAAGAGAAATATGATGGATGGAAAAAGTCTGTTAGTGATTTAAGAAAACCTATTACTGATGTACTTAGACCTATGCAATCTGAAATGAGTAAATTGCAACAAGAAGCTTTAGAAAATCAGTTGTTGAAAGGTATTACTCTTAAAAAAGAAACTTCTAGATGGCATGGAGCTAAATATCCTAGCGTAAGAGTTAAGTTTGATCATGAGATTAATAACGTAAAGAAAATTAAAGTATTAAGATTTTCTTCTACTAAAAAATCTGCTGACCTTGAATTAACTCGAGAATGGAAAGGATACGAAGGAGATGTAATGGAAGATATTCAAACTATCGATAGAGTTAGAGTAGATAACTTTAGATCAGATATAAAACGTAACTTA